TGCCCGGCCATCTGTCAAGTAACCAGAAAAGGGCACTATCGAGTGTTCCGTCAGCCATGAGTTGGCTCCTTCACATTTAGAGAGAAACAACATGAGTCCCCGGCTTAGCTCATGGCGGAAAGCCAGATGCTCCGGTTCGGAGCCTGGCAGACGAGATTCCCGGCGAGTTTGATCCGCGCCAAGTCTTCAGGCAGACCGTTGTTGATCCTCGACTGGTCGAAGAAGTCCGTCATGTAGCCCAAGCGCAGTCTTGAAGAAAGAATCAACTTCCAGTCCGGCATGTGCAGCATGAAGAAATACGTCTTCGTGGTCGAGTTGTCAGAGTTGTGCGACAGGTACGGGTCAGCGATGATCTCCACGCCGTCGATAAACAACGACCGGAAACCGTATCTCGCTATGTTGCCCGAAGGTGTCGGCTGGTTGGGGTCAACCTGACTCTGGAGTGAACGGAAGACCTCGTTGGACGTAATGCCCGCGAGATCGCCTGGCTTCGGGCTGTTGTACCGCCCAATAGCATCAACAGACTGGCGGACGTAATACAGATTCGCAGCTACCGCGGTGTCCTGGTCCGTGAAACTCTTGCCCAGGGATGCGCCCTGCCACTTCTCATTCGTGGCCGTGGTAGCCCGCGCATACGTACCGTACGTCGCATCGTGGTTCAGTGCGGAAAGAAGACCCTGGAAGGTCACGGCGGTATCAGAGCCAGCACCGTAAATCATGCTGTTGAGCTTCTGCCGCATGGAATCCTGGCCGTTCTTAACCAGCATTTCAGGGTAAGAGACGACAACCGCGTCACCTCCGCCAGACTGTTCCTCCCGTTCAGATTCGAGAATCTTGACGGGGATCTGGACTCGCTTACGGGTCCACTGCGGATTGATCGCAAGCTGGTTCACGCCAGAACTCAGGGGGGTGTTGTCGCCGTATGACTGGGCGAGATCCTCAAGCGAGCCGGTCTGAACAACCAGCTTATACGCCTTGCCAGCCTTGAACTTGACCTGATTTCGTGAAATCAGCATGTTCGTGAGGAGGATAGTCATCCAGCCCTCCTCTTGAACTGTGCTATTCCACCAGTCTTTTGTGGTAGAAATGATGTTTGCTGTAGAAGCCATAATTAACTCTCCGTTTCCCGGGGATTGTGCGCAGACTTATCAATGACTCGATAAGCGTGGGCAACAATCGCCCCCGGAACATGGTTTCTGCGCTTTAGGGCCTAATCTACAGGCCTACCCTGTTTGCGCCTGTGGGCCTTGAAATCCTCATGGTTCATAGGCCGTCGTGATGTCGATGTTTTGCCACCACCTGTCCCGGTGTCGAGTGTTACGGTGAGTTTGGCTCGTGGCTTGGGTTGGTAAGTCGGGTCTTCATCCCTTACTTCTCGGAAGAAGTCCTTTAGCGCCAAGTCTGAAGCCACGTCGGAAGGGGGGTCCTCTTTCGTGTACCCCTTGTCGGTGAAGAACTGCTGCGCCCGCTTCTGAGCCTCGGCGCTGTACTTCGCGCCGTCGATACCCAGAGGCTCGTCGGAAAACTGTTCCTCAAGCGAACGAACCGTAGATTCGTAAGCCGCCTTAGCGTTGACCGCCGCGCTCTTTTCGTCGCGTTCAGCCTGCTTGGCGTCACGATCCGCGAGTTCCTTTCTGAGAGACGCAATCTCCTGGCTTGCTTCTTGGCCAAAAGCCTTCGTCTCATTGAGGGCCTTCACGATGTCGTCGATGTCGGCATCCGCATCCAGTGCGGAGCCTTCATCCTTGGGCTTCTCGGCAGCCTCTTTGGTTGCCCGGAGTTCCTGAAGCGCCTCGCCTGACGAAGCCGCTTGTTCCTGCAATGCTTCGATTTGCGAGGTCAGTTCTTTTCGCTCCGTGGCATACCGCTGGTCCCGCTCCTGTCGCTCTTGGTCCCATTGCGACGTGTCGGGCTCTTTCTTTTCCGGCTCTTCCTTCGTTTCCTCTTCAGGCTTATCGGTGATGAGTTCCGGCCCCTGCTCGCCCTCTAGGGGCTCCACAGGAACATCTTCCGTATCATCTTCATCCGTTACACCAGCCTGGAGGTTTCCAGCTTCCGCTTCACTCATTTCGTCTCCTTTGCGCACAGAGGGCGCTTTTGTCCGATCTGTGGAATTTGGGAGGGTCACTACTATCCGCTTAGGCTGGCCTTTCGGCACATCGTCCTATTGGCTGCTTTCAGCAGGAATCCGGTCACGATGACCGGGAGTTCTTATTTCGACATCAACGCTCGACCTTGACGGTTCGCTTTCAAAGCAACGCCAATGGCCTTTTGTTCTTTCTTCAGTTCGGCGATCGCGGCCTTGTAGAGTTTCGTGTCCGCCTTTAGTTCTTGCGCTTCGCGCAATGTCCGAGCGGCATCCTTGACCTTGTACTTCCAATCTTCCGCAGTTTGAGAAACCCTTGGTGACATGCCGCTCTCCTTACTTGCTCATCAACACAGAACCTTTAGTGTGTTTCTTCGTTTTGACTTCCCCGGCGTAGGATTTCCCATCAAGGAAGCAAATGTGCATGAACTTGCCACCTTTAAGGGTTTTGGTTCGTATTCTTCCGCCGTTTTTTTTGCACGTCAGGAATGACTGTGGCATCGTCTTCCTCCGCTATCTTAATCGGGGGTGGTTCGGGATAAAGTGTCATTGGGTGCCCGACGAATATGACCTCCGCGCCATCCTCAAGGACTACGTGGAGCGTGCTGGACCTAGTAGAGTACAGTTCCTTGATTGTGGCCGTCTCGTTCGTGTCCGCGTTGAAGAACTGTTTGTCGCCCGGCCTAAGCACCCTCGGTTGTGTTGGTGTTTGTATTGCCGCCGCTTGGAGTGTTCGTTTTTGTTCCGGCATTTGGCGTCCCTTCTGCTTCCTGTTGTTGTGCTTGTTGCTGGAGTTGAAGCTGCATTTGTTGCCATTCGGCGATAACCTCTTCGGGATTCATAATCTCAGATGCCTCCAGGTATCGCTCGACCAAGGTTGGCAGGGGGCCGAGGATTCCCATCGCTTCCGTGAGATTCATCCGCTTCTTCTCGACGTCAAAGGGCAGTTTCGTCCCCGCCTCTATCTGTATGTCAAAGCGAACGTCCGCCATCCCCTGATTGTATTCCGTAATCGTCGGGGCATGCCGCTTGCCTATGACTCTCAAGACCCGTTCGGGTTCATAATTCCGCTGGGCCAACTCTGCAATGTTCCGCCACAACCTGACGAGGAACTGGTCCAGGAGTTTATGCGATAGCGCTGTTCGTAACCGGGTGTTCGTTTCCAGACGAACTATCTCATGCTTGGTCTGTTGGCCTTCTTGGGCGCGACCCAGTCCGACTTCTTGTATGCCCGTCTGGTCACGGAGTTCCTGCGCCATCAAAGTGAAGGTGCTTATTACGCCCGTGCTTAGTGCGGGTGCAGGTTCGCGGCGTATTTTGTCTATCTTTCCCTTACTGACAAAGATAATCTTCCCGGCAGCGGATTTGATTCGCTGTGCCAACTTCCGGGGCGTCTTCGCCCCCTCGACAGCGCCTTCCTCCACAACCCATTGGGGATCCCCGAAATGCTTAACGGCAGCCCCAAGATGCTGAATCGATATGTTCACCCAATCCTGAAGACCACGCGCCATCTCGACGTTGTTGAGCCCCCTCCACGTATGGGGCAACAGATGATTTACCCCGATAACAAACGGTTGTCTTTCATAAGGGTAAATCTGGTCCTTGGTGTCGGGATTAAGAAGCGTTTCCCCAATCCGAAGTATCATTCTCCCCCTTGGGTACATGGGTTCCTTGTACGTCAATCCGTCTTTTGTGGGCCAGTTATTTGGCCCTAGTGCCACGCCAGTCTCATTGCTTCGGAGAATGGTTCCCTCCCGAAACGCCAAACCCTTCTGAATCAACTCCTCTTCGGGAATATCATCCCCGCGCGTTTCTCCATTGCGTGTCTCGTAATCCTGGTAGTGGAACTCCTCGATGGTTACATACTGACCTTCTCTAGCATCGTCGTTGAGCCGGGCAGTTTTCACCCCAGTCAGCAAACTAACCAGCCGTGCCTGATCCCCTTCGTTCGGTCCAATGTCCGGTTTGTCCGTAATGACTATCGTGTCGTAAATACGCTGGGTTCTATCGTTCCAGGCATCATCTTCGTTAGCCGCGGCGTCTATTTCCTCATCATGCCCCGGCCACCTCCGCTTCACCCATTCCTTGTGCGCCCTGCGCGCGGTGAAGATATACGACGCTTCGTCGAGTGTCTCCGCCTCCGGATCGGACCCGAAATACTCCGGCCTTATAAGAGCGCACCGCAATCTGCCAATCCATCGCTTGTTCTGGATATCCCATCCGTTACGGGGCTCGGGTTCCCACAGGGTCTTTGCGACAGAGTACCCGGCTATCTTCGCGTCCAGGGCTGCCCGAAGAAGGAACTCCTCCATATTGAGGTCTTCTTCGTAAAGCCACTGCAAGTGCGACTGCCACATATCGGCGTATTGGCTGTCGGAATCTTCTGTGGGGCGGGCGAGAACGGTAGTGTATCGCTGGGAAAGAATCGCCAATTCCTGCATCATCGCGGGGAAGATGTAGTTGGCGGTTATCGGGTCCCATCCGTCCTTGAGTTTCTTATTGGCGAGTTGGTTGTTGAATGCGTAATTCAGGCCGTCACGATAGATTTGCAACCAGCCGTCAGTCTCGTCGAGACACGCTGTGCGCCAATCGTCAAGCTGGGAATTCAGAGATTTGAGCTTCTCCCCTGTTACTACAGCCACGTTTTATCCTCACGTAGTTTCAAGATCGTCCACGTCCTCGTCTTCAATGTCCATTCCCGGCTTGTCGAAAAGTATTGGTTCGTCACGTCCAGCAAGGCGCGCAGTAACACGCACGCCAATCAAGAAGCCTATAATGACCCCAGCGCCGACCATCGCCATTGCGATAAGAGCGGCACCAATCAACATCCCTTCAGTAATCATGCTCCACCCGCCATTCTGTACGGTGCATTAGACCACCAACTAGCCTCTTTGATCGTACTGCACGCGACACTACACATATGACCCCACATGAAGCGTTGGAGGCCCAACATCTCCTTCTCGTAATGAGTGTGGGGCTTCTCTTGGTCTTGCGAGAGGTCCCACTCGAACGTGAAAACCTTTGTCGCTTCGTCCCAAGATGTGTGAATGCGGTCTATCGTTGTGTCGTAACTCCCGATTCCCCATTTTCCACTCATTCCTCACCCCGGAATCGGTGATCCTCGCAGGAATCAAAGATGGACACTGGGGGGATCTCGTGCGTCATTGGGAAGTTCGCCGGATGCTGACATGCACACTTCGCGCCACCTTTGGCAATAAGGTACTTGCACGTCCCGCAAAGTCTCCGCGTTGTCTTTTGGAAATTCACTGTTTTTGGATCTGCCATCCCGGTTTCCTTTATTCAATAACCGCGTAAATGTCCGCTTCGTCAACGAGAAGGTAATCCTCGTCGTCAATTCGTATTTCCGTACCGACGTACGCCTTGAAAATAACGTCGTCGCCAATCGCCACGCTAAGAGGAACCATGTCCGGCATGTTCTCGCCATCCCAAGTCCACTTCTCAGGCAACCTACCCTGGCCTACTTTGACAACCGTTCCACGAAACGGCCTCTGCTTGGCAATGTCGGGGAGGACAATCCCGCCTTCCGTGGTTTCCTCAACGTCAACCCTGCGAATCAATACATGCGGGCCCATCGGTAGAATTTGCTCAGATTCTGTAAGTACAAGTGGCATCCCGGTTACTCCTTCTTAGTTCTTCGCGGACATGACTCGCAATGCGCAATGCCACAAACGCTCCAGTAAAGTCATTTCGTCGGAGTGAATGTGATAAAAATCCTTCGACCAGTCCGGGCCAATCCTCTTTAATAGGCCAACCCCGTCACAGCTTAGCTTGTATCTCATCCCAGTTACTCCTTACGATGTAGTTACGTTATCCCAAGTGACTGGCTCGTCGTCCTCATCGTCATCCTCCGGTCCTGCAAAACCGCCAGACCATTGCGAGCCCAAACGCTTCCGTTGCGTCTTCCATTCCTGCGATTCCAATGTCCGAGGGCAAGTCATGTGCAGTTGCAAGGCGACAAACAAAGCGAATAACAGGTCGTCAAACTCCCCCGCTTGATGTTCTCTCTTGCCGCTCTTCTTCCAAACGAACGCCTTCTCCTGCACCACTACCTTGTCGGAGAAGATTTGGAGGCGATCGCCGAAGCCCGCTTTCCGCCGAACTTCCTCAGACACAGAACATGCGGCGTTGTACATATCTATCATGTAGTCCCGGTTGGCCGTGGTGGTCTTCCAGCCTATCGAGGGAAGTTCCTTTTCCTCTACACCAACAGGCTCAGAAGGTCTCCGCTGGAATATCCGGGCATAGTCTTTGAACGGGACCAAGGCGGCCTGCCCCGCAGCGTTTGCTTCGGGGGACGCCCATGCCTGGTTGTACCACTCCGCACACTTGCGAAGTTCCTGTCCGAATACGTCCGCCCCCATCCGAAAACCGGACCAGATTGCATCAATGCGGAAGTATCTCCGGTTGAGAACTGCACCCCCATGTCGGTCGGGCTTGCTCTTGTCGTTAGCCGGATCGGACAGTTTCCCCTCGGCTACGTCGCCGGCGACAATGTAGTCCGCCTCGCCAACCCCCATAGGCTCGTACCATACTTCCCAATACTCCATCGCGCCTTCGGGAGCATCTACGGCAAGCACTTCACCCTTGCCATCCCAGTGCAGGTGCACCTTCCTTGCCGGAGGTCGGGCGAGACTTTCGTGGTAAGATATGACAGACGCTGGTATTGCAGGTCGGCCAGATGCGAGGAAGGCTTCTTTGGCAGTCGCCGGGAATTCCTGAGAAAATATGTCGGCGTCCCCGCTGTAGTCCTCGGCTATCACGCATCGCCGGAAGTACAATTGCTCTTCGTCGGCACCAAGACCCTTGAGCCACAGTTCCTTCTCGGTCAACTCCCCCCAAGTGTAATTAGGCAATGGTGCCTGTCTGTAGTCGGGAAAGTCCAACCATGAGAAGAACAAGGGCAAGTAGCCCTGCACGTTATCAGAGGAATCTTTTCGCTGCTGAACAGCGCCAACCCACGCCGCATGAAACTTGCCCGGATCAGCCTCACCATTGGCTGTGGATTCCTGGAAGATGCACGACCGGGGGTTCTGTCGGGGGACGGCAGCCATTACCGAGGCGTTAAACTTGTCGCCGCTGTCTATGTGGGCCTTTTCAGAGGCGTGAAGGCCGGTGATTTCTTTGGTGCGCCCGACACCTTTTTTGCCCCCTGCGGTGTGGAAGTTGTAGCTGGACCTGTGCGGTGGCTTGAAGACAATATCCTGCCTGCTGTCAAAGGCCGTCTCGCGTTTCAGGTGTTCGGGAAGTTCCTCTTGGAACTTTTGCGCCATGCTGCGCAAAGTGTTCGTTCCATCCTGATCGTGAGCACAGGCAAAGACAGGGTAGTTCGGCCACAAGGTCGCAAACATGAAAAGAAGTGCGGTGATAAGTGTGCTCATCCCCATGCGTCGAGCCTTGAGGATGATGATTCTTACAGGAACACCCGCGGCGAACTGCATACCCACCCAGAACAGGACTTGAATCTGCTGCTGATTGACTACGAGGGGTATGAGTTGATTGTCCCGATCAACAATTTTTAGATTCTGGGCGAACCAATCAGCGGTATCGTGCACGAACTGCCATGCCTGGGGTTCGTATTCTTTGAGGGCGGGGGTAACTGTGAGGGTCTCACTCATCCCGGTGTCTTGCTCGCATCAATCCGCTCGTGCAGGTCGTCAATTACATTGCCCGTGTTTACGTTCACCTGGACGGCCGCAGTTGCTGAAGCATTCCCGCCACCAGTCTTAGCCGCCACATTGTCTCTGTCCAAACTGGCCAAGGCCCGGGCAGCGCTCAAGATGTGCCGTTCCTTATCGGAGTTCTCAACCATCAGCATCAACCTATCGAGCAACCGATGGCGAAAATCGGTCTCCATTGGCCAGCGGTCCTTGATGGCCTTCTGGAGTTGTTGGCAATCCGCCCTGTAATGCTGCCGGTCGCCGAACCATTCGCTGCCATGCGGCCCGACTACCGGTTCAAGAACCGCCTCAGCATCCTCTCGCGGTACGGAGTCCTGTAAATCGCGTATTCTTGTATCCACATTCATAATTCAAAGGGGCGCAGCGACACCTGGGCCTAGTCACCACAGGTTTTACGCAGGGGAGCGACGATGCGCCCCGGGGGGATTAGATTCCAACGCCCATGCCCATCAACGTCCCGGGATGCGCGTGTGTGCTGTCGGTGTAGTTAGCGTGACAGTTTGTTACGGTGGTGTCGTGGGTGTGAACCAAGCCTGTAGGGTCCGCCCACCTCGCTATTTCGCCGCCCACGATATGACATGCCCCAGTTGTGCAAGTCGGAGTAATGTCAGCCGTACCGCCTTCGGAGCCGTCAAGTGTTCCGCCCGTACCGATTTCGATGTAGGAAGAACCGAAATCTACAGTACAATTAACATTATCCGCGTGTTGATTCTTGAGGTTGGTGATTTTGTGGGCGGCTGTCCCAAAGTCAACACCAGCACTTTTATCCGCCCCCCCAGCCGCAGCGCCAAGCCAAAGATCGGGAGTATTGATGCTATATTCCCCGAACACGACCGACATCTTCGTGCCTGCGCTCGTAGCATCGAAAGTTGTCTTGTGGCCCGGAGGAACATAGGTATTCCCATCCATCGTGAGGGTTCTACTACCCCCAGATTCGGCACGAATGAGGAGCTTGTTCGCTAAAGTCAAATCTGAGCCGGGGCCTACGTCGTTCGTAATAAACACAGTGAGCAGGGCGGTCATCGTACCCGTGAATCCCCACCACGCTACCGTCGGGTTAGGTATACTTAGAGCTATAGTACCGCCTCCGCTGATAACCTCCCCTGTGCCCGAAAGTCTCCGGGTGCACGCAGGGTTTACCGTTGTCACCGTCCCGTCGACACGCAAATCCTTCGGAATGGCGTTGGCAAAAGAGGACTTGAAGGTTGTGGTCCCCGTCATTGCCCAAATGCTCGTACCTGTGAGGACTCCCGCACCCATGTCAACTGCCCCAGTGATAGTATGGGCGAAACCTCCGTCAACGTACGTCCCCGCCGTGAGCGTAAACGAATCCCACAATCCTGCGTCCACCGCCGTGTGTGTGCCAGCGGTATTGATTATCAGCGCCCCGCCCGCAACCCCGTTGCACGCCACGTTCCCAGTGCCGTCAAGCTCGATATTCAGCGCAGCCGGAAGCGCTGTCATCCCTATTACCTTGGTGAAATTCTGGGAGAAATACATATTAGCACCAGCGCTCGCTGTAATTGTCCCGTCGAGAGACGCATCCCCATTAACGCTGATGGAGTTCACCCCCATCGCTAGGGTGTTGTTGTACCCATTCATTACAAGAATGCCGAGAGCAGCGGAGTTCTCATCCAACGTACAAGGGCCAGCGCCGGAAGCGAGAACGACGGTATCACCTATGCCCGGGGGTCCCGTATCATCCTCTCCGCCTTCGACGGATTCCCAGGCGTTAGCGGCTGACCAGTTGGCTTGGTTGGCATAGTAGGTTTTGCGTTGAACGGCCATTTGTTATCCTCAGACTCCTTAAACAGCCGATGTAGACACCCAGGCGTAGCCGCCCAGGTTTCCGGCACTGTTGACGATCTGTAAACCCTTATTGACGACAGTTTGCTGAATGGCGGCCTCGGGATCCCTGTTGAAAGGAATCACTATGCCGCCATTGGCCCCCAAATTCCACGTAGCCAATACGCCTGCATCTTTGTCCTCAATCTCAACCAAAGCTCCGGCGCTTACGGTAACCGCTAATCCGTGCAAACGCTGTGTCTGAGATCCCGTCTTCGCCAGAAGCTGAGTCGTCGCGGCACCCGCGGTTATCAGTGATATACGGGAAAAAGTAATACCCGCGCCCGTGACAGCACCCGAATAGGTCGCAAGATTGCTCGTGTCAGCGTCAATCGTGGTGAGAAGGTCAACAGCATCATCGCCGAAACCACCACTCCCCCATTCGCCTCGCTGCATGTGCACGTCGATGGTCGCGGCCTCGTTGCCGCCTGCGTTCTTGTCGATCTCCACCTCGATAAACGCGGCGTTCTGTGTGGCCACTTCAAGGAAGGCGATCGCATCGGCGGCGTGGGCCCGCAATTTCGTCCCGCCATATCCCAAGGTCTCGGTAATGGTATCCGCGATCAGATTGGCCGCGGGACCCATGGCACCAGCCACGGCATAGGTCAAGGCACCCAACTGGGCATTCCCAGCCGCAACGATTATGGGGACAAATATGTTCTCTGTGGTCGTGCGCTCGTGGACGTACCACAAGGTAACTTGGTAAGTGGTGTTCTCGTCGGCCGCATCAGTGCCTCCGAACATGAAGCGCACACCCGTAAAGCCATCAGTCGAGATCATCCCCGAAGAGGCTGTTGACGCAGCCCCCAGAGTGGCCGTACACGCCCTCGCGGCCAAGGCCGTTGTAGAGGTCGCTCCGCTGAGGATCCTTTGCCACCGAGACCGGGAGCCCCTTATGTACCTCGGTACGCCTATATCACCACCGTAATCGCCCATAGTTGTTCCTCGTTACGCTATCCTTTCGGGTGTACTGCCCGGTTCGTTGCTGATAAAAGATATAGCTCCCGCGGGAGTCGTGCAGCAATAGCCTGATACGGTATACACACCATCTTCGGTACGAAGTTCGTGATGCTTGCCGTAGCGGCTTGGGCACTCCCAAGCCCAGTTGCTGTAGTCCGGCAAAGAGTTCATCCACGCTAATACCTTTTCGTCCATGACTATCCCTTTCGTTCCGGTGGTTTATCATTCCGCCAACCCAACTTCCACAAAAGACCCGCCAGACTCTCCTCCGTCTCGGCCACGGCGTCCTCGTTAAGATCCGGGAGGCAAGCGTGAAGTCCCTCATGCAGCAATATCCCCAACAACACTTTCCCCGAGCGGTTCTTATCGACTTCAATGAGCTTCTCATCCCAATGGCACAGCCCAGTGGCGTCCCGCTCGTGGGGCGCAAACTGGCGGAAGCGTACTCGGTAGGATTTGCCGCGGAAGGAATGTTTCACTCATGGTCTCAAAAGGTGACAATATTGAGGGCAAAAGGTGACAATCGAGAAAACGCTGAGGATGCGTTCTAAGGGCCTAACTAACAGTTAACTTTGAATAAGGGGTAAGACCCGCCCTCACCTGAATGTTAAAATAGGTAAGCCTGTTTGCAGGGGTTTTGTGGCCCTAGAATCGGTTAACTGTTGACGGCAGGAGAATCGGAAGGTTGATCGTCTTCCGAAGCCCATTTTACCCAGATCTTATCCCCCTCGCGGAAGCCCAGGGGGTGATCTTCGTCTCCGGTGGGTGCGACGCGAAGCTTGGGGGCCTCAGCCGCGTCACAGATCTCAAGGCCCTCTTCGCAAAACTTGCGGAAAGCCGCGATAGGTATGCGGGTACGCTGGTCGGAAGGGAAAAGCCAGACATCAATGGTCGAACCGTCGTCCCAGCTACTTCCAGCAGTTAAGACGCGACAATCGGGAATTGTCTGCCCGGCAGCCTGTGTATGCGACCTTTTGTACTTAGCCATTATCGTCTCCGGTGGGAGAATCGGCGGGCAACTCCCCGAGGTCGATAGCAAACGACGCATAGTCGCCCTCGTACCGCCGCCAACGATGGTCGGGGGGAAGGCCTGAAACATCTGCCTGGCGAAGGCTTTTTCGCACATTGACGCCCAGCTGTCTTAGCTGGTTTATCACAGCCCCGCAGCGCCTATGGTCGTCATTCGATTCGGGCTTTAGCCTGATAGAATAGCCAACCCTGATCGGTGGGGCATCATTGCATAGGAGGTTTTTGGGTTGTTCGAGTTCAATTATCATCTTCGTCTCCGGTGGGAAGGCGAGGGACGTCTATCACATCACGGATATTTAATGCCCTGCCGCCTGTTGCGCAGTAACCTTCACCCTTGTATACAACGCAAGTATCTTGTGGCAAAGAACCCGCGATTGTGCACTTAAGTTCGGAGATCCCGTCCCATAAATCACGCCATTTTATCACTAACCGGGCCTCTCGCTTACTCGCCTTTCGGCTGCCAGGGAAATTCCAGGGCGGCAAGCCAAGCTGGAGCCCTAAAGGGCAAACCCTTCTCCCAGCATCAGAATCCGGCACGCGGCGGCAAGTAAGACCCTTGCCGTCCGCATCTGTACACCTTACTGGTTTGGCATACTTAGAATCACTAGGTGGCGATGGCAAGGCCGCCTTAAGCTCCCCACAGACCGCAACTTCGGCCTTGCGTAGCCTAGATAGCGTGTCAGCGAGAGCCATAAAAGCCTTCTCGTCAAACTTATCCATACTCATCTCCGGTGGTACAGCGCCTCTAGCTCTTTTACACAGCGGTGTATGCGGCGAAAAGCCTCAATCGCTGTTTGGTCTTGGTAGGTACTCGCGGTCTCGCCTGCATGAATGGCCAGCATCCGCATGACTACGTCAAGCCCGTAGCAAGTCACCAAATGCTTTGCTTGCAAGCGCAGTTCGTTATAGGCGGGCAAGGCCAAATCCGGGCCCGTACTACCTTTTACCCCGCGTTCGTCGCTCACAGGCAATCCTCGCAGGCTGATTATTCCGATTTCGGGGTGATTTGGGCGGTATTGTCCAAATGAACGGTCCTTCGGGCTCGCTCCACAACCAGCCTCGCAGGGGGTAAGGGCTCCTTCCACTCGTAAGGCTTCGGCGCGGGGGCCTGCACGCACTCGGGCGGCGGATCCCAGCCCAGGAGCGGAATGTCACTTATGCGGTTAGCCATTATTCGCCCTCTTTATATCGTAATGGGTAAATGGGTATATGATCCTAGCCTCACCTAATTGGTTTGCCTCAAAGACAGGCCATTCCTTCGGTATCCGTAACTTACCATCCTCACAAACAACGTAGACAAACCGCCAATCAGTTACAAGGTCACCGGGGCTAAGATCGCTCAGAGAACGTCTACGCCCGCCGTCGAACACCACAGCATCCCCAACTTTAGGCGTCTCGGTCGCCGTGGCCCAGTCTTCGCCGCTCATCCGTCGCTGTCCTTGGCGTAGTCGTTTCTGAAATATTCCCTAACGTAGGTAAGGAAATGCTGCAATTCGTCCTCAACCGTGCGCTTCGGTGCTCGAACACACGCAATATGCTCCGAACATGACTCGCAATACGGGCCTTTGCCGTTTACCCAGTGGGTCTTATATGAAAAGCCTAGGCCTGAATGGTGCTTGTCGGTTTCCTGCCCACAGCAGATACAAATAGGGCGTTTGCTCATTCGTCCCTCCCGGTGATTCCGCATGCGTTGCATGTAGGCCTCGTGATAATCCTCTTGGCATGCCCGGCAAAGGGGGCCTTCGCCATTAAGAGTAGTGATCTCAAACGTCCGTTTCCCGCAGTGAATGCAAGGCTGGAACATCCCTGTGCTCATCCGTGAGACTCCTGGGATTCTATCGCCTCTAGTGATGCCAAAACGTCCTTCACCGCATACCACGCTAAAAACTTCATCCCTGTGCCATAAAGATCATCCTGGATTGTCCAAAGGTTCCCCCGGACAGAATAGAGTATCTTCTTCCCGTCCACCCCCAAGCCACTATCCTCGATCATTTCGTCTGTGATGTCCCGGAACGCCCCAAACTGTTTTTCTTTGAGCAGCTTTAGTATCGAGTAACCATCGCTCATCCGTGATGCCCCTTAATCCACACCCACAACGCAGCAATCAGACCAACCCGTACATGCCTGCCAAGTACGCGATCGGGAACCACCAGCGGGCCTCCCATACGCCGAAAAGCACTATCCCAATGGTGGCTAAAGAGTCCATCCGCGTATCCCCGCCCCTTATTTCACCAATTGGGGGCTTGGGTAGGATAACAGATTATTCTCAGTATCCAAACAAGGCCTCCAGCCTCATTCGTCCTTAAGGCCATACATCCTATCTTGAAGATCCTCGATTATCATGTCTTTGTTGGTGATCTGGAGCCGAAGGCTTCTCAGTTCTCTTTGAATCTTCACCCAGAGCCCGGGATTCGCAACTACTTCCTTACAACTCGGCATCTTAGGAGCCATATAAGAATCTCTTACGACACTATAAGCATTCCTTATAGCTATTCGTAGACCCCGTTCTAACCTGATCTTCCCTCTTCTTGAGCATTAAGTCGCGACGGGCAACTGATTCAACCGCACGGGGTGGCGCAGAGCCTAGATTTTGTTTGTTTATCAGGACTAGGTTGCTAACGGCTGCCTGAGTTACTGATTGCTGCCCGCTTTGACTTTAACCGCGGCTTCACTTGATTAGTCAGGGTGTCTTTCGGTGACCACCTGGCGGCGCTCAATTATGTCTCTACTGCGTGTAAAACACTTACGAGCCCTGTAAAACGCTTACTTCGGCCCGCTTTCCCGGAAATCCGTACGCCTTGAGTTGCACGTATGAGTCACAAAGGCTGTTGTGACTCATATTTCGTCACTTCTGCAACACAACGGGTGGCCGGAGGGGCTCGAGCCCTCAATCCCTTGGATCACAACCAAGTGCTCTAGCCAATTGAGCCACAGCCACCGGCTCTGTAGTGTTGTTTATGACCAAGCTGATTAGGTTGGCACTGTTGGTTTCTATTTCAAGGCCAGCGAGAGGATTCGAACCCCCAACCACCGCTTTACAGGAGCGGCGCTCTGCCATATAATGGTGCCCAGTGTGAAATATGCTGACCATTCCAGTTAGAGCTTACATCTCGCATCACAACACTGAGGTCACAGTAGGCCTGGAAGATGGAGGACTGATTACAGCCCCTCAACTCCAATGGCTCAGAGAGAAGTTATGTAGGAGTGCTGACTGTGCATGCTTTGCTGGGTCTGTAGAATTCCACGCTTACAACCAGTCCACACATACTTGGACTGATAATCTCACGTGGGAATGGGACACCGATTCAGACGGGAACCAAGTCATACGGGTTTCCACTTAACTCAGGGGTGTGGTTAATGCTGGCGGCTCAGCGCCCCATCTCTGGGGGTCGCATATGGAGCATTGCGCCCTCTCCAAGACGTAAAGTTCAAATTATTCAAGGCGCGCTGGGAAACCTTGTCGAAGCGGCTTGATGTCCGGGAAGGGCATTGGTGTGTTGTCCTCAACTGCTATCCAGCCTTTACCGTCACAGCCGTGGCATCGAGGATCCGCGTAGTTGGTATCTACCCTTCCGCTTCCTTCGCACAATGGGCATTTCTCGGCGTGTGACATATTAGTAGCTGAATCCGCATTTCACGCACAAACCACCGTCGGAGTAGAAATCTCCCGGAGCGTCACACCTCGGACAACACCCATCCATCTTCGCTGTGACAATTTCATCCGGCCTAGCTTGCCGAGTATCTTCGCATTTGCTCAGCTCAAACGGATCGACGCTTGTTGTTCGTCTAACGGGCTTGAAGCCCGGGATCTTTGCTCGTAAAACCATTTTCTCGCGCTTTCAACATACATAGTCCCCTCTATAATTAGGCAGAAAGTGAAGGTCTCATGACTTGCGGTTCCTATAGAGTGTGCGATTGGCACCAGGGAACCGTTGGACGATACCCTGCATCCGGTAGTATATCGCGCGAGCCGTCACCCCCTCTTGTTTCGCGGCTTCTGATACCGATAATCCTTCAGTAATCAATAGCTTGACGCATCGCTTTTGCGGCTCTGTCAGCAAGTTCCACGGATTGTCTTGGTCGTCCTTGACCGGCAAACTTATTCTCCTACATCTTGATGAGCGTGTACGGGCCGTCAATCCGGGGCGTCATGAAGTAGATCATTGCCCCCCAAGTCAATTGGAAACGAATACGGTATTTTTCGTCAAATAGGTCAATCCCATTAGATTCTTTCATCTCATTCTCCTGCCCAAAAGCACAACCGCCGCCAAAAACCTCTTGGCTTACAATTTGTCTGCCTAAATACCTTCCGAAGTTCTTCCTCAGCCAAACCATCAGTCATCCCGTCGCTAGAGACACACACACGCACGCCGCACCGCCTACAGACCCCCTCCGCTTCGCGGTGCATAAGCCCCCAATAACTATGTGGTGCAGAGCCCTCTAGCGTCCTTGTTGCCATCGTATGTGTTATCTCGAAATCATGCTTCATCTCATGCTCCTTTCACTCGCGGCGGCGGGACTCGAACCCGCAATCCTTGCCGAAACACATTTCCCGCGTATCCTGCTGGCTTCGCCCGGAAGAGGGGTTACTACGCAGCGTCGTTCAGCTTGGGGCCTACTCAACCAGGAAAGTTCGGCAGGCGTTGTCCGTTTACGCCACGCCGCGATGTTGTCAGTTCTCTTGCTGGCCCTGGGGCTTGTCCTCTTGAAGCACGGACCAGTCGCCGTCTCGCAGCTTCGTGATCTTGACTTCGACCTTGAAAAGCCCTTCTTTTTTCTTCGCCAAGGACTTCTCGGCGGCCATGACTTCCTTGGCCAGGATCTCCTGCCTTTGCAGCAGCTTCTTGACCAAGCCAGCTACAGACCGCTGCTTCTCGGCAAAGATCTCGCCTTCCGAGGAATCCACCAACTCCGCCAAATCTACATCTTTAACCTGTTCCATCTTGCTACTCCTTATCTGACAGCCAGCACTCAGCAATGTCCACGCACAGCGCGTTTATCTTCTCTGTTTCCGGTTTCGGCGGGAGCGGGGAATGGGTAAGCGCCTCTTGTGCGACCTCAAACAGCCTCGCAGCCTCCGCCTCGATCTTCTCCAAAGGCCATTCCCCTCGCTTGATCGCAAGAAGTTCCTGTGCATCAGGGCGCTCCACCTGCAACTCCCCATCACAGAGAAACTCAATCCCCAAACGGAGTAGGCGCACTAAGTGGGAGGCGTTCTTGGTGTCGTAGCCGAACTTCTCGACGAGTCTTTTTCTCTTGGCACCCATATACCCCCTGCCCGGGCAGTGCGTCATCTTGTGAAGCTGGCCGTGGGCGTAGCCGACAAAGCTGTGGTACACGTGCTTGCCGACGAACAGTTCGCGGTTGTCTATCAGCAACTGACCCGCAGGGGTGATCTTGATGTAGTAGTTTTCCTTCAGCCAGAGGATCTGTAGTATATTGGGGTTGCCCTTGGCGAGCAATCGAACAGCTTTGGTCAACTCGAACAGGACGATATCCCATTCACCGTCCGTGATCTCCTTCGTCCCTTTGGATCCGAAGGTCTTGAGCCCGTAGTAATAGTCCCTTGGTGGGACGACGATCCCCATCACGTCCTTGTCGTCGATGGAGTTCGGGTCGGTGTTGGGAACGTACATCCCATGCGCGATGGACCCGCGATAGCCCAGGAGTATCGACCAGTCGGAGAGGGATTGGTGCTTGTCATATATCGGCTTGGGTATCATCTCATTCTCCCATCACGGCCAGCAGTTGGGCATTCGTCTATCACAAGGCGAATGAGAGCGTCCTTGAAACTCCGGCCTGTAGGTTCTTCGCGCGTCATAGTTACACCCACCCCTTGCTATTTTTCAATTCTTCCCATTCCTTGTCGCGCTTTTCTTCTTGCGCTCGTTGGCGATCTTCCACCAAAGATGGGTTTTCATAGACGTTCCCAACGATTATCATCTCGCGGTTGTACAACTCATCTTCACAATCAATCAGCCCTTCCAGATACCAGCCGTGAAACTCTAGCTCCTTATGGTCGTCGTAATGCCAACAGATTCTCTCGCCCTTACCGAAGCGCACAACCGCAAGAACGTGATCCTCCGATGTGCCAGTGGCCACGATGTCCCCCTCAAAAATTTCCTTCCCATTCTTGTCGAGCAAGCCGGTCCATTGTGTTATTTCAACATCGTCGAGTTCCCCAAGACAGCGATCTTGAAACAGCCCGCCCAACATCATGGCCTCGCCAGTGATGTGGAAACCATAACCGCCAGGAATCCATTTCTTTTCGGCTTGATCCCATGCCCTGAATTTCAGTTCGCGAGTCATGTGTTTTCCTTTCGTCCGAACCCCTTGAATCTAAACAGATACGCTAGCGACCACGCGCCGACCAGCACAAGCGCCATCATCCCTAACGCTATTCCTGTTGGTGTTCCAGCTAACATTTCGTGTCTCCTGTCCCGAAGAAAAACTCATACACCCGCTCTCCGATAGCCAGCAGGATATCCAAGAGCTTCTTCATGGAATCAGCCCCAGTTGTTGCAGCACCCACACCAGGGCGGCCAGTGCGACAGCCAAATTGAAGATGATTGTGGATAGACGCATCATTTGCCCACCTCTAGTTCTTTGGCGGCCTCTTCTATCGTCTTGGCGAATTCGCGCGCACCCTTAGCTGTGAACCATCCCACCTTGCCGCCAACCTGCACGAACACATATTGCTCGCGGGCAAAACCGCACGGGTCGGTATGCCCGATGAAGCACGGATCGCCTTCGGCGTCTTCGAGGAGGATCTTTTTCACTTCACCACCCGGTAAACAGGTACATGAATCTTTGTGCCTCTCTTGTCCCTCCGATAAGCAAAGCCCTTAATGTATTTGCCAGCAGCAACGCCCCTGTTTATCAACCGGCGCATCGTGTTCTTGGCGTGACCTGACGCCTTCGCTATCTCTACCGCCGTCAATCCCTGGTCCTCCTTGAACCATTTATCTACTTCCACTTGCCATTCATCCCCGCTCACCAGCCGATAGACGGGCACACGCAGTTGTCGGTTAATCCTGTCTGCCCGTAGGGCGTAACCCTCGGTGTATCTCCCAGCGGCGATTCCCTTGTGAATCATGTGATAGGCTGGCCTAATAGAGCACCCCAACATCTTCGCTATTTCTCTAGTGGTCAGCCCGTCATCCCCGCCAGACCACTTCTCCAGCTCCTGCTGCCATTCATCCCCGCTCACCACTCGATAGACGGACACCCGCCTCAAAGCACCCCTGCTGTTTGTCCGAGTCGCATATCCTTTGGTATACCGACCAGCAGTAAGGCCCTTAAAGAGCATGCGGAATGTCGTACTCTCTGACCGGCCTGATATCTTCGCTATCTCTGGCCCCGTTAATCCCTCGTCGTCAGCGTGTATCTTGTCCATCTCCGCCAGCCACTCGTCCATCGTTATCTGCTCGGTCATACCCGCACCTCTTTCGGTCGCCCTATCGAGAAGACCTTGCGGCGGTAGAAATGCTCCTCATTCCCCTGGCGTATCAAGAAACCACCAAACTGCGGAGGGGCGAGCCTCGCTCCTGCAATCTTGTAAGCAAACGGCGTCTTCGCCTGCCAGCCTGGGGTAACTATCCCTGCGGCGTAGCCCTTGGCACAATCGAGATCCACTACGATCGCCCTGTGCCTGTGTGAGCGGACCACGTAATCAGGAGGCTCTTCGGACCATCTCGCCGCCTCTACATACGAAGCGGTCAGTTCGGCATTCACGGCGCTTGCTTCATGGGCGCTACTCGAAGTCGTCCCGATGTGGTGCATGAGGTGGACCAGGGCCGTACCCACACGAGCCCATAATTCGTATCGAGCGAATCGGCCAGCCTCGTCCGGGACAGCGCCCAAGGACTTTGCCAAGCGCTCTTCTTCTACTCCCGACTTGCCCACATGGGCTTCGGTGCCGCGAATGATGTAGAACCGACCGTCACACGCCTCCACGATGGGTTTCAATATGGCCTCCGCAACATCGGCTTGGTCTTTGAGATTGTGAGAAATCTGTGTCGTGGAGTTGTGGTGTACACCATCTAACGAATCGCCATTTACAACCACCGCATATGGTTCATTCCGGCATGCTTCCGGCACCCATACATCCCAGAATTCCCGCCACATCGCCCACATCTTCAATTGGAGCTTGGAGGCGTGATACGTACCCTCTCCGTCGAGGGAGACGGGCTCCGGCGGGCATAGGCCAACCCTGCAGCCACAGTGAAGGTCGGAGACAATAACCAGATTTGGTACTCGTAGTTTCTTCGTCATCCCTGATACTCCTTTCCGCCTTCGCTGAAGCTATGGCGGATTCATCGCTTCCCTGCATGATTCAGGATTCTTGCCGAACCATGACCTCGGTGAGAATCTTTGCAATGGCCTGGCAGGCGTCAGCATCCATTTTGTACTTCTCCATCTGCTCGTCACACCATACTCGGGCGGCAATCTGGTTAGCCCGCAGCCGCGCGTTCTCTGCTTTCAAGGATTCAATTTCTTGGTGATGATGATCCTGCTGATCTGAATGATCGAAGTAACCTGTTCCACCGCCATTAGGCATAGTTCTGTCCTTTCTGTTTGGGTTCCTTTACTCGCCGCGGATGAATTTGTACATTCGACGACGCCCGCCGCCGTTCAGGAGATTGAACGTCCTCAGTTCTGTTGCCCCGCAGAAGCGACATTTCCGCTGAAGTTCCAAGTAAGCATCATCCGCTTCTCCAAGCATGACCGACCAAGCAAAACCGCCAAATACTTGTTTATCCTGCGCCCAAACCCACGAATGCCCGCCGTCTTTCTTGCATTGCGAGCGCCGCAACTTGCGTGTGTCATCCCGAATTTCCCGAACCATTTCTAGCACGGGGTCTGTTTTCTCAGCTTTTTTCTTTGGCATTTCTGTTCTCCTTAATGCAGCGAAATTGGCCGCGCTGCGGCCCATAACCAAAAAATTCCCTTAACTGCTTGTAGTGGGCTGGGTCTTCAAGATGAAAGTATGCCCCTTCTTTTCTCCCACACATACGGCACTCCCTTATAAGCGAAAGCGTATAGTATGTATGGTATTCCATAGAGGGCGTATCCACCCGAAACACGGGGGAGTCCGCCGTTATGTCCCAGCTATGGCCTTCGTCCATACATCTCATGCCTTCTTCAAGTTCTTCTAGGCGTTCCTCTGTCGTCTTCTTTGTTATTTGTGTTCTCTTTTGTTTCTTCTCAAGTTGGCCTAGCCGTTTATCTATTGCCTTCTTTGCCATCACACACACTCCTTTCCCGCCGTCGCCGAGGCTATGGCGGGCGAATCCGTGTTCTCTGTATCCTCTGTGGTTCTACTTCTTGCCAGTTCTGGTAGGGCCTCTGGTTTTGGTGGCGCGAACGCGGCTGCAAGCTCAAGAACCGTATGAAATACCGGCTTGCCCAACTCGCGCATCTGCTCGACCTCGGCATCCGCGCCGGGCGAATCCCCAGCCATCCGCAGGAGGCAATCACAGACCTCAAGCCATTCGCTGTCGTAATCGAGCCAGTCTCGATATGGATGGGGCTCCAGAAAATGCCAGAAGTGCGTCAGGTGCGGAACGAATGGCACGTACCCCGCCCTCAGCAACCTATCTGCGAACAGGATTGCGAACCGCGTGTTCTCCACGGGGTCGGGCTTGCTGTACGGCCCGGCAATGTAGACCTTAATTAGCTTGCTCATTTGGATTCCTTTCCAAGTGCGTCGAGGACCTTGTATTCCAAGTCCTCAAGCGTTCCGCTGTTGTCGATGAACATAAACATTATTTCTGAAGGTGTGTTGAAGAGACGAACGTCCAAGCTGAGATAATGAACTTTGTCTGTTACCCTGGCCACGTTCCCAGACCTCGACACCCACCAGTATTGATCGAACAGCTTGGCCTCGATTGTGGCCTGTAATTCTACTATCGTCCGCATCCCACAGATGATGCTGACGTCATCTGCGAGCATCTGGTTGATGATGGAGAGGGGGTCTTGGTCTTCTGCAAGGCGGCCGAGTTCGTAGAGTTGCTGGCGGATGTAAGGCCCAGCTACTGGATGCGATTTGAGATTCTGTATCTCATACCCATGTCGGCCCCATACGTCCCCGAGATGGACGCTCAGGTAATCGCTGATACTCGCGGAATCCCCTCCCGTGGCCTTGGCGATCATGTTGCCGACAGTCGATTTCCCGCTCTGTGTGTAGCCTAAGACTGCGTATGTTTTCATTGGGAGTCTCCCTTCGCCTTCTCTGCTGCTTCGCGGGTGAATATTAGTGTCTGCATGACTTGTGAATAATCCAAGAGGGCTTCTTTGTGGTGGGCTAGGTTCCCATGAACAAGGCCTTCCGTCCCGCCTGGTTGTCGGTACTTCTTCCAAGAGATGTGTCTTTCGATTGACTTCTGGATACGAGCCATACTATCCAAAATGGCTTCCAAAGAGGGCAGCTTGTCTAAAACAGCTTGGAGACGGGCGTTTTGGACTTCAAGCTCTTTAATCGCCTCTCGCAACAGCGAGTTTGCTATTTGCAGCTTTTGGCCTACGTGATCTTCCATGTCAATCCGTCTCCTTCACATCTAACACTAACAATTGGGCCGTTAGTCTCCGCACCTGCGACATGCTGTGGGCGTTGCCGAAACGCTTCAAGCTTATCTCTAATTCTCCGACGTGTATTACGAGGCGGAGGTTCTTGTCTTCCAATTCCTCGATACGCTTCCGGGCCTGCTCAAGCTCTGCCTTGCAAACAAGTTTAGTTTCAAGAACAGCAATGTCTCTTGCAGTGCTGACCATCTCCGCTCGCATCCGTGATTCCTGTTCGGCCAATTCCTTCCATCCGGCTGCATCTTCCTTGGCCTGCTCAAGCTGGCGGCGGAGCAGTGACATCTGACTCTTCTTGCACGAGTCACTATTGGGTATGTGGAATAGTTCGCCGCTGCCACACCCTGGGCATTTGCCTGTGAAAGGCTGCTCCTTGCTTGGCTGTTCCTCGCACGAATGGCAAAACCAATAATTCTCATTGGATGATAAAGTCATTGGCTTTCCACAAACATCACACTTCGGGCATGTGTCAGTCATTGGGGTTCTCCTTGGCTTGCCCCCTTGTGCGATAGGATTGCATTCCCACAAGTAATCCGGCTATCATCTTCTGCGGCACTTGCGATGAACACTAGCACATCATACCCTGCGCCTATGAATTCCTGTTCTAGTTCTTGGTACGGCTGGTAGGTTGTATAGTCTCCGCTGGTCTTCAGCCCGCCACTTTCTGCCGCTTGGGTCTTGTGCATTGGCGTCAGTTTGATAATATAATAGTCGGGATCGAAATATCGCTTGATCTCATCCGGTTCTACAACGAAGCCTGCTACAGCAAAGTTCAGTGTGATCTTCCTGCCGCTTGGAATTACCCCATCTAAAACCTTTGCGATACCCCACAAGTCGAGGGCGTTACCATTGAATATTGCTTCCCGTTCTGCCGGACTTGTGGAGTTCACGGTTATCTGCAATCCCGCATTGCCACGATACAGGCGATTTTTAATCCGCATCCAAGTGTGAATGAACGTCCTCAGCCATTCGTTATGACGCGGCATCATCGTGGATACCACCGGATGCACTGCGTACTCGGGGTCAATGTGTGTCTTGAGCCATCGAGCCGTTTCCAACACTTCGGGATTCCACGTCGGTTCACCCATCCTGGCAAAATGCACATTAAGCCTTCGTGTAAACTCAATTTCGGGATGGATTGATAGGCCAGCAAGGAGCTGTTTGGTCATGTCGTTACGCGACGCATTTCTACCCGGCCCCACCTGTGGTACATCACAGAACGTACAATTCATCGAACAGCCGTATTGTGTCGATATTGTTAAAACCCATTTCTCCGTCAATGGGAGCAACTTTGTATGCTTCACCGGGGCGGGTTCTCGCTTGAGGTCCATCGCGTCGCATTTTAGGTTTACCTCTTTGCCGTAGTCCCCAAGTGACACCATTTCCAACAATCCGACAGACCCTTTAATGATGAGAATATCGCCAGTGGGAACCGAGATTTTCTTGACAATGTTCGTGCCTATTGCTTTCATCTCACTCTCCCTGTTGCTTGTTCCACCACCACTGAATCACCACGGATTCGGGGGCAGTCTTGAAGTTGTATTCACGTTTATAGTTTTCCATCACGCCAAGCTGCTCAGAGACTGAGAGCTTCTTCCACTCCCGCTTCATGCGCTTATACTCGTCCTCGCTTTTTTGCTTCGAGGCCAAGTCGACGGCCAGCTTGTTCTTGGCCGCATCGCGAGCTTCCTGTTTTTTGTCTTGCTCGCGGCTGATGGTCCAATTCCGGTTCAAGATTGATATGAGATAACCAATCCCCCACTTGGCGGTCGTGTCCTTCCCGTAACGCTTCTGGTAGTCGCGTGCGGCTTCGTTCAGATCCCCAACAGTCATCTTTTCGAGGGCGGCAGGCTCGGTCTCCGCACCAAGCCGGTTCAAATGCTTATCACCCGGTGGTGGGAACGCCTCTGCCTTCTCTCTGAGGGGCTCCAGGAGTTCCCAGGCTCTCCGTCCCTGGGGGGTGAGGTCTCGCCCGTCGTTGAACTGAGGCAGCACGGGGCCGCCGTACCGAGCATCGTCTGGGTCGCTGGCTTCATTCAAAGAGGGAGATATAGAGGGTGTTAATGCAGTAGCAGAAGCAGTAGAAGAAGCAGTGCATTGCTTTGCATCTGCATTGCATATGCTTTGCTTACCCCATCGCTTGGCTGCGGCGTTCTGTCGTTTCGTCCTAGACTCTTGCTGCTTCAGGCGTTCGGCGCGCAACCGCTCGGATACCAAGCGCCCGTTTTCTGCCAAGAACATAGGGTCGGTAGGGTACATTATTTGGGATTTAATTGCACCCCATTGAGAGAGTCTAACACCCAAAATTTTCGCAATTTGTGCATCGTCATCCGGGAGGGAATCGGTCCCTTCGGCCCACATCAACATCAGGAGTTCGGCGTAATAGCCCTTGGCGGCCCAGGAGAGGCGCTTGACCCGGTGGTCGCTCAGCCAGTCTTTCGGATACATCTGGAATGCCGGGGACTTCGCCATTTACCTATCTTTCCTTGGCAGCTTTGGCAGCATCAGTATTTAACTTCTCTGTAAATGTGGATACGTCGGCTAGGCAATCAACTGACCAGATCGTGCCCTCGCAGGGGAAACAGCAATACTGTCGCCAGTTCGCATACCATCGAATCCAACCTAACATACCACCAAGGTTTTTGGTTATCGCGTAATAATCAGTGTGTCCCGCAGCGATAGGCTGATGGTGAATTGCAATGTGTTTGCCATGAAACACAATCTTGGCATACATCGACTCCGTGCGACTATTCATTAGATTTTTCCTTCTTGGCGGCACGTTCAAGATGTTTCACTCGCTTGAGGATTACCTTGTGTGTTTTGGCTGTCAGCGGGCCTAGTTCTTCTACCGCCTGAGCAAATGTATCTGTACGCCGTTGCTTCCACTCTTGCATACACTCACCACAAATACGCCTACCCATCCTACCCATATACACACCGCATCTAATACATCTAGCCATCTTCCTTCTCCTTGAACAGCGGCTTCGACTTGTATCTCGACGGGAACTGTTCGCCGCGACTACGGGCCTCATCTACCATGCTTCCCCGAAGCGACTGCGCATTGCTGTAGTGGTTCGGCGTGCCTAACCATATCTCCAGCCACGTTGCCCCTGGATCCCCGGCGCGGTAAACCTTGATGCGGTCGTAGACCTCTGCGCGGTCCTCAGTGGACCTTGGTTCCTGTCGCTGTCTGATCCGTTCGGGAGCGGCCTCCCCGAGTACAGCCAGATCACCCTGTATCCGTTGCCTCTGGGCCTCCAAAGCAGTAGTGCGCTTATCCTTCGCCTCTGGTCTCAGCGGACCCCAGCGAGAGGATGACGGCTCTGTTATTCCGCCAATCTTGTCCGGCCTGTAGCCTTTAATGCTCATCAATATATTCCATTGCTGCTTCATAGAGATGGTCGCCAAGCTTGCCCATCTCAGCGCAGAGAGCCTTATTGTGGCCGTAGCTCGCCATACCCAAGGTGTCGCGGTTCACGTAGATCACCACCACGCCGACCTCAGCGTTCAGTTTCTTCGCCGCGTCTTGCGCGACTGCTACTTCCGGTGATGGGTTCCAAGGCATCTGTTATCTCCTTCCACCGCTTCTCGGCGGCTTCGTGCGCCCATTTCGCCTCTCCGTACTTCTTCGGGTTGTCGTATTCCGTCATGCCGCGCTTGAAAAGCTCTTCAACCAGGATTTCCGCGAAGTCAGTCATTTACATTTACGATTTGCTTGAACGCGATCACCCACACCCAGGGGTTTGCATCCCAGCCGTATCCCCGCTTGGCGTTGAGTGAGTCCCAAAGAGTCGCGAACTTCTCCTTTGCTATCTGCACGAAATCATCCGGGGCGTCATATTCGTTTCCGTCAGCGCGCCCATCCGCCTCGATCTCAAATCCCTCTATCAGCCCCGTGCAATCCACCCCCTCGGCGGCGACATCGTATATACCGATCTCCTGCACCCTCTCGACGCGGATGTCTGTTATCTCCAGGAGTATCCGAGACCCCCAGCGTGGCATGTGGATGGAGGGCTTCCATTTAACGTCAGTTCCATCACGAAACAAAAACGCCCCATCTGCCTTCCAAATAATTCGCCGATCATGTGGTTCTGGCCATTGAGGTAGGGCTGTGCGCCGATATAAATGTGATGGGCATGGCTGCCGATGTGGTCCCAGTTTATTCTCTCGAACGTAAGCGAATGCCTCCCTCACCCACAGGCGGTCGCCGGGGACACCGTAGGGGCAGTTGTATGCAACGTAAGGAACATCGCGTGCGTTGTACGGTTCAACATACAGCCCCCACTGTCGCCGCCCAAGATGAACAGGTCCAAGTTCGGGGCAGCGATGGGCTTTTAATATAACGTAGGGTTTCAGTCTTGAATAATCCGGTTGCGGCTTGATAATCCTGCGCGTCTGCGTCTTTCGCCCGTCGGGAATCGCCCGGACCATCTCGCCTGAGAATGGTATCCCGCGTTCTTTGATTGTCTCGTTCATTCCTCTTCCTCTCCCAACAGTTTCCCGTCGAGGATGTCCTGCATCACACTTGCCACCTGCTTGTAGTTCACCTTTACGCTGGGGTGGACTTCATCCTTGCGCTTCATGTACCAGCGATACTCCACGGGCGCGACCTTCTTCAATTTCTTCCAGAAACCCGTCTTGTTCGCGTGGGGTGACCATTCCTCGTGGTGCTTGTGGCAATAGAAGCACAAACAGATTCCGTTATTGATGTTGTGGCGGTAGAACTTACTTACCCCCTTGGGTATCATGTGGTGGGCGTTGGTGACGTAGGGAATCCCGGTATCGGGGTTGTAGTCACGCCCGCTGCGGCCGCAGAAAAGGCACTTGTAATCAGCCTTTTCCCGGACTACCTTACTCCAGCGATTATCAGCCTTTTTCAACTGATACGGAGAGTTGGGGTCTGGTTTCTTCCGGGCTCGGCCTTCGCGGGGTTTGCTTTGATGGGCTATCCCGCTGGGTCGGGCCTTATTTTTGAATGGCGTTCTCTTCAGCGCCGTCCTTGGCTTTTTCATTGTGACTTCCTTGTCTTTTCCTTGTAAGCCGGGGGTCTTGCTCCATCTGCTCACGGCATTCTTGGTAAAATCCGTCGGTGCAGGGTATCCAGTAATTACAGCGAGAACACCTTGCCCCCATTTCGCCAATTACCCAAGCCTGATTGCCGCATTTGCATGTAATCACTTCATCCATTCCGCACCTCATCGTCTGTCATGTCTTTGAAGCTCATGGTTGTTCCTCAATGGTAACTTTGCGGTGCGCTCGTCCAGTCCCGCGGCATTGTGCACACATACGATAGGAAAGGAACAGTTCATTCCCAGTTCCCTCACATCTTTCACACAATTGCCACCGTCTATCAATATTTGCATTGCGAGTACGAACATCGCCTAAACAGCGTGGAGGATAACCGGCTTCGTCCCATTTCTTACACATCACTTCACCATCCTTCGCTGCTGCTTCGGAGGGCCAACCTCCACCAGCTTGACCCTGACGCAGCGGTAGCCTAGCCTGCGCCAACGACGCCATTCTTTCTTACTCATAGGACGGCTTCCGCACCAATGCCACCTGCACTCGACTTGACTAGGTTGCGTAGAATTTATTTTTAAGTAACCCTCTGGATATCTCATTGCCCACCCATCGTAATCTCGGCCTAGTTTGAGTCGCTTGCTCATGGTGTTTCCTTCGTAGTGATTTTGCAAAAGTCCCATTTCATGGCGTCTTTCCCCTTCTCTAGCATTTGGGCGAGAAGGATATCTCGGTTGTCATGTTCCTGGGTACCTAACTCAAAAAGCTCATATCTCGCTTGTTGCATACCTGCAAAGATGTCTGCTGCTATCTGAATTCCCTTCTTGCTCATGGTTTCTCCTCTGCCATGCGGCGGAGTTCATCGAGAATTTCTTGGACAGTAGTAGATTGGCCCGTTTGAGTACCCCGGCTAGCAATCCACGTTGCAATACCTCGCCACATGCTTATTCCTACATCATGCCGGGCGGTGGAGAGAGCATCCCGGACGTAATGAACCACATCACACAGGGAGGGGGATTCCGGGCAATCGTCACCAAGTACGAGTGATGCAATCTCTTTAGTAAGCCTTCGCTTGTCCGCTAGAACTTCTTTGAGGTCCGCAACAAGCGTGTCTCGGTACATTAGGTCATGCTGCATTGCGACACGTTCGTCATTGGTCATCCAAGTGAGGCAGTTCTTCTCTATTGCGAGCTTGGCTTTGAGTTCCGCGTTCTCGGCTTGGAGTCTTTGTACATCTTCAATTAACTCTTGCAGTTGATCACACGGTATTGATGTCAAACCTTTACCCATCTCCTTCATCTGTTTCTCATGCCATTCTTCATCCCGCTTGTCCCGGCGATCTATTTCTGCTTGTATGTCTTCGTTCATTTGCTTCCCTCTTTCCATGCTCGAATTACGCGAATGATTGGGTTTAAGATGAATATTGAGCAACCAATCCAAAGGAGGGGAAGTTTCATCTCTGGTGCCTCTAGTAATGGGGTATCGCAAATGATGGCCATAATAATGAAAGCAAGGCCAATCGCAGCACAAAGTCGTTCTGCTAATTCCATAGCGCTCATTTGCTTGCCCTTATCGCTGAGGCGATGGTGTAGAGGATGTTGTTCGTGGTGCCTACTGACGAAGTATGCCCACCCATAAGTTCCTGAAAACACTGGTTCACGTCATCAATAACATTATGGTCGCATTGATGTTTCTTGCGCCACCACTCGATAACCTTCAGTACGTTGTGCTCGCCGATGTCGGGGATGCGTTTGCATTCTAGGCAATCACGGCGACTATGCCACATGGTATGATCACCGCAATGTTTATTTTTCCAGCACCAGCCTGCCTGCCCGTTTGGTAGGTCCTCATCTATTGCCTGGGCGATGGTTTTATCGTCTGCTCCGCTTCGCGTTGCATCCGTTAGTTCGTCACTCACCTAGAAGCTCCTTCCTTACCGCCCTCACTAAAGCGTTCACGTCTACTACTGAGCCAAAGCTATCACGAATAGTAACAATGTCCTCATAAAGCTGTCGCTGCTCAGGCGTCATTCGCTCAAGGGCGGTTTCTGCTAGGTCAGATAGTTCGCTCACCTAGAAGCTCCTTCAGTCCACGGATTGCTCAGATCAGAACCCAATGTCATCATCCGGGTAGTTCTTACCTACTGATGGCTGTTGCGGAGGGGCGGGCGGTGGCGCTGCCTGTTGAGGCGGCGGTGCGATTCCCTGCGACGGATATTGTTGTTGCGGCGCGGGCTGCTGGGCCTGCTCCTGGGGTACGCTGAATTTCAGCGCCATGTACTTCTTGCCATCTTGTTGCGAAGTATTGATCCAACCCGCAACCCAAAGCTTCCGCCCGCCGATAGTGCACTGGCCTTTATAATCTGGGTGTTTGTCGGTTGTCTTCTGCGTGTTCCTGAACAACACGCCTTTCATCTCGTTGTCATATTCTGGCATTTCACTCGTGCTCCCATTTGTCGCTATCAGACCCGTTGATGTTCGCGGGGATTCGTTCACCAGTCGCCCAGTCGTAGGCGGCATCTTCGATCAGGACCTTCCGCATATGCGCCAATTCGCCTAGCGTGTCGATGTGGTCCTTGTGCAGTTCGACCTTGGCCGCGACACGGATAAACCCGGCATCGGTCAGGCTGGACTCGCAGCCCACCCGTTTATGTGCGACCTCGGCCTTTAGCGTGACCTTCTCATCCTCCAAGGACGCCGCACCATTACCGTTGCCTAGCCCCCCATCGTCCTGCGTGAACATCTCCGAGAGGCAGAAGGTGTAGAGCGCTGCGTCCACCAAGGCGCATTTCTCAGCGATCTTGATGGTCTTATTGGCGTCACGCTTCTTGTTGCCCACCCTCTCCGCACCGCGACCTTCACCCACGATCTTCCCGGTCACGTTGTCGATGATGTGACAGAGGTAACAAACCACCCCAGCGGGCGAACCAAGCATCTCCCACGTCTCATCATCACGCTTCCACGTCGGGCGGGTGTTAAACAGACGGCAGACCTTCTCCGCGCCGGGCTTGAGCAGCGTCCTCTTGCTGCCTTCGTAGGCGGGGCCGTAGTCTTTGCCCTCAACCAGATTGTCCTCGACGTACTTTGTGATGATCTCGCGCTGCTTGCCGAAATCTTCCAGCTTCGCTTCCATCTGTTCAGGCGTCCCTACCACGGCAAGGCCGGTAGCTACTTCAGCAACCACAATCTCGGTGTTTTCAGGATTATTAGAATTCCCTGACATTAGATATCTCCTCTCCCAGTTCTGCGCGTATTGCCCAGTCTGGAATATCAATCGGCTCGATAAACGGGCTGTAGCCCGGCCAGTGATTGTTCTCTTTGCATTCGCGGTACTTGTAGAGGGCGCGTTTCCAGACGTTCCGCCCGGCCAAGATCGAGTCCTCACCGACCTGGTAGACACCGACAGCGTGGTTTCTCGCGGGCTTCTCAGCTGCGATGATGAAGAACGGCAGATCCTTGCCCGTGTGGACCGCGACGGCCTCGGTATAAACCGCCGCCTGAATGTGGTAGCCGTACTTGTTCATCTCACGGGGGAATCCCTCAAGGCTGCCATCCTTCGTCGTCTTGAGGTCGGTGATACTGTGTGCGGGCCAGTACCAGTCCAGGCGGGCCTTGCATCGAACGCCGGTATCAGGATCGTCCCAGACGATACTCACCTGCGATTGCCCGTGTTGGAGCAGTCCCATCGCCGCCGGTTGATGCTTGACGGCCTCACGGAGCGCCATTGCCGCCTGATACATCGCGTTGGAAATGGGCTTACCCTTACCCGTGGCCTCCAGTTGGGCGAGGATTTCCTTGCACTTCTTGGCGTTGATGTTCCAAGGCTTTGTCTCTTTCTTATCGTCGACGTAGGTTGAAGGCTGGATAGAGAATCGTTCGAGTAACTTGTCAGGATCGAATACAACGGTATCCGTGAGACTCCCCAAGCGGACCGCGGCGGTATCGAGCCCTTCTCGTAGACGCGCCTGCATGTGCGCGGGGCTCTTGATTAGCTCGCCCACCTTGCTCTTACTGAATGCGTCCCAGGCGTGGTAGGTTTCCTCGGGGATCCCGTAGTAGATTCCCGGTTCGGGGCATTCGATGATTTCCCGTTGTTCAGTCATGGTTTGTCCTTAGAGTAGACCTCGCGGGCAAGCCGAGCCGTCATTCTTGCTGCATATTCTGGGAACTTAGAAAAGTAATATTCTTTTTCACTACATGAGGCTTTGTGCCAATCGCCCTTAATAGAGTCCTTGCGCAGCGCGACATCTCCATTGTCCACCCAGCACAAATTTCCCTCTTTATCAACAATGCGAAGTCGAATGTTCTGAGTACACACAATATCCCCAGCCTTGAACTTGGGGGTTACAGGTTCGAGGATGAGGTAATGCGAGCTTGTGTAGGGTAATCCTTCAGGGACTAACTTGCCGTTACCATCAAGTATGGGCCTTCCTTCTGACGGTCCATACTCTCCTGTCAACCTATACCCTCCAGGCTCTTCGGGCAGGTTGGCTATGATGTCAGCGGCGCAGAGAATAGCTTCCGCATGACTTGTGGGCCAATTAGCTACCGCCCTTCGCACTTCCTTAGCCAGTTCTTGCATCGTTTATCCTTTCCGTTTCCAGCCTCGTCCGCCATAGCTTTAGCGAAGGAGGATTGGTTTCAATTCCCCCGCCCAGCTTGGGATGAGCGGGGGTACTTCGTGAGTTCACTAATAAAGGTTTAACCCATTTAGCAACGCGCTCCTTTCGTACCAATACTGATGCAGTGAGGCGGGACCGTCCACGCCTCTGTTATTTCTTGGGCAATACTTCAGGAAGTTCGACTTTGACGATGCAGTCACAATACGGCTCGCGCGTTGCGCGTTGTTGTGCACCTTTTAGAGAAGTATAGTCGTTATCGAAACTCCAAGAATATCCGTCATGTATCCATCGCTGAAAAATAGTTTCAGCTGGTCTTCCAGCACTCTTAACAACTGTCACCTTTCCTGTCTTGCTCATCTCATGCTCCTCTTAAGTAAATTTCGCATCCTATCTTTTCCTTACCCATTCGCTAAGAATGGATGTTTTTCTAAGCCCGTCACGCCCGTGTCCGCACGCGACGAGTGGGGGTTTACTTAACTTCTGCTCGTTGCTCGTCGCTCCAATCCATACACACCGTTCTTCCAGCCGCCATATCGCATCGGGCCATAGAGACATTCGCAGAGGTTGCAGCGTATACTTTATCGCTCTTGTCTGGAGCATACATTACAGTGCTTCCAGCATGGATTCCGATTGAAGCAGCTTCATCAAACGCTCCCGCATCTGCGCCAAGGAATACAAACTTCCACTGGTAATCGTTGGTTTGCCGATCCACCATTACCTTGACTTGCTGCTTTGTGAATTCATGGCTGGCATTCTCGTGACCGTCTGTGATGATTGCTATGACGACCAGCCCGGGACGGGATTCGTCGTCCATTCTGCCAAGCCGTTCTCCAGTCTCATTGATTGCCCGACCCACCGCATCTAGAAGCGCAGTCATACCACGAGGAACGAGCTTGTATTCGGGAGTATCCTTGATGGGCGTCCCACTACAAACGAAATCGTAGGCGGTATCGAATTCCAGAATGGTCAGCAACGCTTCGCCTGGAACCTCTTTCTGCTCTGAAATGAAAGCATTGATCCCGCCTTGTGCTTCAGTTAAACAGGACTGCATAGACCCACTTCGGTCCACAACCAATGTAATGTCTGTCAAATCCTTGTTCATTTCACATCTCCTTAAAGTTAGTGTTCCAAACTCATTGCGACGGGAAGGATTTGCACCTTACATTCAGGCACGTTACTCCTGACTCCAACCAGTAGTCGGCCTAACTAGCTAGAGGGCTTTTCGCTCGTCGCCCACCGCCGCATATGCTCCCCGTGGCCGGGCTTCACCCACCCGGCGCGACGGACCAGGTACTAAATCGCGCGTTACCGCCAATGGCCCGAGGTTCCGCCCATTCGATGACGGCTATGCAGCACGGGGAGAAATAATCGTTCGGGTACGGGCTTTCGTTCAACCGTTGCGCACGGCGTCAGATTCCTACTCACCCGTACCCTATACTGGCGTGGTAGCTACTTCCTCGCCGGGCATTCCCAACAAAGCACCGCCAGTAGTACCGGGGCCTCCGAATGCTGAAGTTGGTTATGGCTATCGCCACAATCAGAACAACATCCCATGCGGGTTGGTTGTGCTGCCTTCAGCCATTCCCTATTTCCACCAGAGCCCGCATTGCTGGAACTTCGCGGGATAAGGAGGCCATTCATTCAAAAGGACTCGCCCGGCAGGATTGGCCATTACCCGCTGCCTGCTATGCCCAAGCGTCGGAGCGGGAACCGAACACTGTATTGGGCCTGTCCCACTTCGAGCGTGTTCACACCACGCCGCAGACGAGTCCTTGTATCAATGCCGGCGGGGTCAGCAGCAGTGCTGGGCACTGACGGCCAGCGGACACTGCCTGCCGGTTCGCGCCAACCCGGATACCTGGTAGCTATGCCAGTTAGAGCCGCCCGCCAGCATGTATCCATATTCAGTTATACTCAATAGCTTCAGCCTACCGAACAGGCAGACAGGCCCACCATCAGCGGGGGCTGGGGTGTTGGTTACATCTCTACTGCTGGAAGATGTGCACTGACAATAACAGTAGGGCCATCAAGTCTCTTAGCTACGCTCCTTGCCTTTGCCAAAGAGTATTCCTGCCCATAGCAGAACCAATCTCCAGTACTTTCCTCGTAGATCTCATAGACAGTAAGTGCCTTAATCTTAAGAACTGGTTTTGCAACATTGGCTTTTACTACTGTAATTTTTTTCATCGTTTCAGTCCTTATCCTTGGGATACATGGAGTTGAGTATGTCGCGGAGTTCGCGGCATTCTTCACCAGTTAGCGTATCGCAAATTTCAAGATACCCATCAGTAACACGAATGGTTGTACTTCCACAAAGTACCCATTCCGCTTCTGCGTCTATTTCCTTTTCTTTGACAGCTTCCTTTAATGCTGCTGCTGCCTCTGCCCACTCCGGTTTCGTTGGTACTGTCTTTGCTTTCGCCATTGGTTCAGTCCTCAAGTGCAGCTACCATGATCTGCGGGGTTATCTCAATGTCCTCATGTAGCCCTTGTAGCCCAGGCGGTAGAGGTCATAGTATTCCTCAAGCGTTCTCACGCCCGCCTTCTGTGCGTAGCGAGACAGCCACAGTGTTATCCCGATGATGCAGGACCGATTGTCGAGAGGATTGATTGCATAACCCCATGTGTCCCAAACAAATTGGATAAATCCGGGGGTAACCTGATATCCTCCCTGTTCACCAGCAGGCCCTACGATTCCCGGCTTGGAATTAGGGTCCTGCCCGCAGCGTGATTCTCTCCACCAGTAATAGGGAATCGCGGTCTCAATTGTTGCCAAGGTGGGAACGTCTGATTGTGCTCTAATGTTCTGGTGATTAACAGATACTAAATTGGTATCAGTTAGTATCAAATTAGTATTTGGGACGGATGACCCGCGCGCCGCTTCTGGTGTATTCAAATAATCTATAAGTTCAAAAACACTGTTGAGGAATACAGACAGGCTGATTATTAAGATAACTACGGCTAGAATACCAAGGAAGATTCTGTGCTTGAGTTTCATTTCTTCTCTTCCTCCTTCGCGGTTCCCGCTTCGGCGGACTTGTCTATGTCTTCGAGGATGGGGACGGCGAGTTGGTAAGCTGCATCTACGGCATCAAGTGCACTAATAATCGTTCCCTCTTCGCATCCCTCCACCACCAGCCGGGCGATCTTGACGAGCTTGTCGTAGTGGGGAATGTGGGAGTCGGCTTCGGCGATAGCAGCTCTCAAAGAATCGAGCGGGGGTTCTGATATTAGCCCAACAGGTTCCTTATCGAAAGGGAACAAGTTGTTTATGACCCGTATTGTTTCGTTAAAATTCCATACCAGACTTTCAGTCAGCCCTAGCCCAAGCTTGCATCCTTCCAGCAGCCGCTCGTTTATTTGGGGTGCGTGCGAGGCGATGATGCGGGCATATCTACGAATGAGGACCGTAAGTACGTAATCTTTGTCAGGGTTGCCGGCGAGCAAGTCTTCTACAATAAGTCTCGCTGCTTCCATTGCCCATTCAGGAATGCTGTCGCAAGACGGCATTGCAACATCTGGTATGTCATTTGGGGTCATTGGGTTGCTCCTGAAGGTTATGCTCGACACCAGAAGGCAACTTGCTATTCATCATCGCCTGCATCTTATTCACAACTTTTACGAGTTCGTTGAGCTTGTCCATGAACACAAGCATGTTCCGCTCGGTTATAAGCACGCGGTCGATCTTGGTGTTGTCGGGATACCCCCGTTCAACATCCATCCCATAACCATCCAGCGGTTCAATCGCCATTGTTCTTCTCCTGGTTTTTCCGTAATATCTTTGCCGTAACACATATCGCCGCAAACTCTTGGTCTTCTTTCAGCATGGCGTCGGCAAGTGCAGAAGATTTGCCAACTATATCGTCGTAAGGTACTTCAGACATTGAACCAGAATGCGACATTGCCATGTCTGTACAGAAACCAACCCAAGCATTCATCGCCATAGCCTTGTAGTGCTGGCGTACTGACATGCCACTTGTCGCAGGATTAGCTGACATTGCACACCTTCCTTCTGTTGCGGTTCCCGCAATCCCGAGAACAATAGCGGTTGCGGCCCCGATGGTCTGGATGCACACGGAACAACTTCCCACACCCAAGGCAATGTCTGGAAAGCGGATATATACGGTTTGAGCGGTTGCGAGCAGATGTAATATGAGAATGATGCTGTCGCTGATGCTCGCTCCGCGTGGTGATCTCTAGATTTTCCCGACGGTTATCCAATCTGTTGCCATTGATGTGATGGATCTCTTCGCCGTTGCAAACATTCATAACAAAGCGATGCAATAGGCAGACTTCCCCACGCTTTCTCCCACCAACACGGTAGACATACCCATTCAAGCCAAGTCGCCATGCATAAAGATTCACCACTTCAATATCCGCTTCAGAGACAGTTGCAATTTCGCCCGTCGCTAGCAGAAGCAGCGTTCCGTCTACAGGTCCGCCGTCGTCTTTGGTGTCAGTCATGGTTTCTCCCCTAACTTCCTCATCGCAGCAAGAAGCACATTAAGGTTGGCCCATACTCTCGCGTGTATTTCTTCTTTTGTCAGTGGCTCATTCATGTCCTCAGTCCTTCTTCCGCTCTGCGGTGGTAGTCTTCATCGCCCTGTTCGGCTATCAAAGCACCTCAATCTCGTACGTCGCGCGCTTACTCCCGCGATCGACGCTCAGTAGTGTCATGCGAAACTCTCTCCCGCACTTCATTCCGGTCATTACAGTTGGCAACGCAAGTCCCTCACCCCAGTATTCAGACATGGCTAAATCGACGATGTTACCGTCCACGAAATGAAGCTCGACCCGCTTAACGAGATGGGTACCGCCGGGTACGTCGGGGTCGCCCTCGGAATCCATGATCTCCCTTACCCACAGGCACTCCCTGGCAACGTATTCGAGTACGCCCTCATCACTCACCGGGGCAAAGAGTTTCGTTCCTGTTGGCTCGCTCATTATTCTTCCTTCCGGGCTTGCTCGGCTGCGGCTTGGGTGGAGAAACATGCTTCTACTACGTCATCTTCGTCTAGCTCTAGAAGTTTAACGTCCTTGGTATCCTGCGGGGTGTTGTCGCGGACAAGAACCACGAACCCAACAACTTCTCCGCCTCTCTCATCCTCAGCACAAATGCTTGGAAACACTTGAGCGCCCTTTGTAATCACTGGGCCATCTGCCATCTTGGGATAGCCATCTACAACAGCCTCCAGTTCCTCTACACGCTTGGTCGCCTGTGAGAGTTGGCGGCGGAGGTCAGCCATTATTACTTCCCAATCATCATTGTTCATCCGCTCGCTCCCGTAGCCTGCTCAAGCTGATTACGAAGACACTGCTTGCTCTCGTAGATTGGCACATCAAGTAAGCCAAACCCGTAGTCTGGGAACACCGACCCGCACTCACATTCATTTGATGCAGGACATCGGGCTGCACCACATAGAGGACATTCATTCTTTACTGTTAAGCCTTTCATCCGCTCGCTCCCTCAGCAGTAGCCTTGAAAGCCTCTTGTGCCTTCTCGCAACAAAGTGGTGTTCCTGGGGGCATGTTGAATCCGTCCCCTTCTTCCACGACCTCCCAGTCGTTGCAGCAAAATGGGCATACTTCTTTGGATTTAGACCGCACGCCGACAGACGCCCATCCATCCACATGCCGTTTGATCTCTTTAGCAACGATCTCGGCCCGACGACGCAAAGCTTCCCAGTCGTCTTTGTCATCTAGCCAGCCAGGCGCAACTTCGACCTCAACATGGATATCCTCTTCGATTCGCACAGGGCCGAATGTGAGTTTGTCAGTCATACCTTACCTCCCGTAGCCTTGAAGAACGCATTGAACTTGGCCTTGCTCTTGGCGGCAGCCACAGCTTTCTTCACATCTCTCTCGTCTTGCTCCTGTTTCTCTCTCTGTTCACCAAGAAAACAAGCGTCGTTGATTTCACGGAGTACTTCCTGTAGTTCTGCGTTCCACTCGCCATGAAGAAGCCAGGGTTGGCCATGCCCGATAAAGCCATGGACTATTAGCAGTTCCTCTCCGTCGGGATGTCTTGCCCAAGCGTTCCATGTTGTTTCATATGAATCGGAGTAATATCGAAAGCGAAACCGGCCTACGATCCACTCTTCCCCGTCAGTAAACTGACAGGTGTACTTGAAGCCCCTGCCACGTCCATGAAGCCTAACGAGAACGGCCTTGACCGAAAGTATCTCTGGAGTATCAGTCATGCCTTACCTCCCGTAGCCTTGGCGAAGTCTTTAGGCTTGATCTTGATATGGGTGAAGACGGCTTGAAAAGCTTGATGATCTTTCCAGTGGCCGCCGACTACAAAATCTGCCTTGCGACACCAAACAGGAACAGTTTTCATTGTCTCTCTGAACCAGCCAGTGTCCGCCCAGGAGTTAGCCGCCTCCTCAGTGTAAAAAACGTGGTAGCCACTATATATTGTTGTTGCCCGATAGGATTTCTTCTGACGGCTAGACCGATAGCGCCCCGGCCTGTTTATTTTACCATTCTTCCGGTTCGGAAAAGCTACTGCCCGAAGCGTTCTCTTATCCCAAGGCTCTACTCTAAACACCTTCCAAAACCTAGCCACTCCCCCTCCACGCTTCAGCCGGGCTTGGACTTTCTTGGTGACTGCTTCGTCAACTATCATGCACATGTCAGCTTCCTTCCTTGCTTCCGCGGCGCACGTCCGTAGGTTCGCCACAGCCGCTTGCACCCGGCACAAAGGTGCGCTGCGTTTCCGCCCCGCGTCCATCTGATGGGTACCATCTGTTCTTCTGGAAATCGCTTCCCGCACGCGCTGCATCGCTTCGTGTCCACGGCTTGCCCCTTACGCTGGTTATTGGGTAAACTTTCACGCCGCACTTACCTCGTACCACGTGGAGATGATGTCTTCGTCCCGTTCGCGGGCGCGATCCTCGTGTTTCGGCTTCTTGGTTTGCTCCCGCCGCCCGTGGGCGTGGGCGTACAGCCGTCCCGCCTTGTCCCTGAAAAACTCACAAGTCACCCATTCAGCCAACCACCAAGGCTTGACGAATCCATCAGGGTCGGGCTCGCACTGGGCAACAGGTCGTGGGGCGGTCTTTCTTGGTCGGTAGATCATGCGACGGCCTCCGCTAATTGTTGTTGATGGTGTACTTTCTTGATTACCCCTAAAGCACACCCCAAGAGCGGATTCTTCCTCTCCACCGAATCAAGACTCCGGCTTACAGTGGCCGTGTTGAGACTTAGGCGCTTAGCGACTTCCTGTTGTTCGTACCCAAAAAGGACGAGCCGGAGAATTTTGTACTCTTGTCTAGTTAGCATCAGATCCTCGCCTCTCGTTGGTTGACAAACGCGCCAGGATGCCCCAGGATCGCCTTGTCAACAGTTAACTGCGCCGAGGCCCTACGGGTCGGCCTTGTGTTTGTGTTAAGATAGGCAAGCCTGTTTATAGGGGTTTGCTGCATGTCAAAACCGCTTAACTGTTGACAGCACCAGAAAGCGTAGTTCGATTTCTTTGTGTCGCCCTTCTTTGGGCAGTTCGGCGGCGTTTTGTAGCGCATTCCGGGCAAAACCGGCATCGAGGACCGAGGGGGCCTTCGCAGTCGGGACACTTCCGGGTATTGGTGACCGGCTTCCTCGGGGTGGAGACTGCAATCGCCGTGCACCGAAAGCAGACGACGGCCTTGCTGCTCCGGGAACAGGCTTCCACTTCTCGCCCGCAAGCCGAACAAAAAGGAGCAGTCTCGATCTTCAAGTATTCCCGAATGGACTTCCGCGTCCGTGCGTTTCGTTCCATCGTTTCGCCCATCAGAGAAAAACAATGCGCCCCCGCCACAAAGCAGGGGCGCACCCTTCACCGTTGCATCTACAGATAGGAGTCTCGTCAGTTCCACTCCCCGCGAATGACCTCCAAGAGAACATCGCGAGGATAGTATTTCCGCTTGAACATGGGCGGCCACAGTTTCTTGTCCCTGAATATTGGATAGATGCCCTCCCAAAACTCCGTCCGCCCTATGCCCAAGAAGGCGACGGCCTCCTTCTGGTTCATCAGCATCTTTTCCTTTGGTTTTTCCTTGGACATCATTCGCTCCCCTGCTAGAATATCTTGTCGTTAATGGAGGAGGGGTTGTTCCGGCAAGGCGGCCAAAGAGAGGATAGGAGTGATTATTGACCGCCCCCACGCATCCTTGCGTTCTCGTCCCGTCCATGCTCGACCCATCAAAAAAGAAGGAGGGCCCGTCAGCTATCGGCACGCTAGCCTCGCCTTCGGACCCTCCATAGTAGAAACCGGCCCGGCCCGCAGGTTCGTCCCGGCTTTCGCTTCTACAGAGAACTGATTTGGCTAGCGTGCCAGTCATTGCTTGTTAGCTCCTTACATGAGACATTATCGGCAGGACTAGACCAGATATCAAGTCTTTTTGTATCGTTTCTAGGCCGCACCGTGGACTTTACTGGCCTAATCCGAGCAAGAAATTGGACTTAGGGGGATAAAAAAAGTTTACGCGAGGCTAAATTGGATACAATGCAAGGCATGAGCGTATTTGATCCAGCGAAACTGAAAGAATGGCGAAACCGCCGTGGCATGACGCAGCAAGAAATCGCTGTTGCTATCGGTCTCAGGACTGATCAGCACACTCAAATATCGCGCTACGAGCGTGGGGAACGAATCCCCCGAGGTTCACGCATTTTCAGATTGGCGGAGGTACTGGAAATCCCAGACACCGAATTAATGACCACAGAAATATTCCTGCCTGCGGAAGAGGCTATTACCGCAAAGGGAACTGAGTATCTGCGGCAGCTCCCTGACCATCTACGGCTTCGGGAGATCGCAAAGTTGGCTGAACTTGTTGAACAGGAACGGCAGCGTCATCGAATTGAGTAAGAAGAAAGGCCAGATACCTCTCTCGGCCCCCTGGGGACAGGAGGTTGATTTGCTTGCGAAATGCTTTTACCAGGTACCGAGTTCCTGGCCCGCTTGCTCGCGCACTCACACCAGCTCGCATCGGTCGATCCTCCCTAGCTGTATATTAGGCTGCTGTTAGGTATACTGTCAAGGGCTATGCAAAAAAAGAATTCTCAGATCGCTGTCGAAAGAATCAGCACCTCTCAGTGCGGCTGCTGTATCTTTATTGTACCGGGGCAGATGCCCAAGTCAAGCATTATCTACGATAATCCCCGAGATAATCAGTTCTTATATCAGGTGTTCATCTAAGACGGGAGCAGGGTTATGGGCCAAAGAAGTTCTAGTTTCTGGAAGATTGCCTTTGTTTGGGTCGTGATCGGCGTGTTACTCGGGACGCTTATCTACCCACCGTGGAAGCGGCAAACAGGACACTCTGTCGGGTACGGCTGGTTGTGGATTGGGCCGCTGGGATGGGGCTGGGATCACCGAGGCGGGGGACATTCATACCAATACAGATTGCGGAATAGGACGTCGTTGAGAATTGACACAACACGGCTGTTGCTTCAATGGGCGGTTGTTTTTCTCTTGGCGGGAGGGCTTGCCTGCACCAAGAAAATCTGCCAAGCGAACAAGGGCGAGACCCCATAATTGTGCCAAATCACTGTAACAAAGCGACAGTCTGCGCGCAGGATATCCGGCGCAACACGAACCAACACGAACCGATGGGCGGTTCTAATTCTTTGCCTTAACAGCCACTTGCGCAAACAAAATCCCGCAAGTTCACCACTCACGGGACATAACGACTTAGCTAGCCTTTCATTGTTCGAGAAACTGTCTTTTGTTGATTTTGCTGGAGTTTATGCTAAAATGTGCAAAACGTTGTGCCAACGGTCTTATAGTTTTCGGAGGTCGCCATGAATAAGACGGCGTGGTACAGGCGGTGGGTCAAGAAGGGAACCATCTACAAAAGGGGTGACATCTTTTGGTATTCCCACCCGACCCCGAGCAAAAGACAGCAGCGGATCAGCCTCCACTGCGGCACCAAAACAGAGGCGGGATATCGGGCGCAACAAATCCTTGAGGCAGTCTACGGCAACGGCTCGAACGAGCCAATAGATCGCTTGTTAGAGCAGTTTGGGGCCCATGAGAAACACCGAAACCAACCGAACTATCTCGCCTTCAAATTAACCACGATTCGTGCGTTTGTGAAGATGCACGACATCAAGACGCCTGACGAAATAACCGCCGCGAAGATAGAAGTTTACCTGAATCACCGCTTGGATTCCGGCCTCTCACCAGCGGCCGCCGTTACCGAACACGCTCACCTGGGAAGATTTTTCTCCTGGCTTGTACGATCACACCAAGTGTCCAGTAACCCGATTCTGGAAACCGAGCGGCCCAAAATCGAGGACAAGGAGATCATCCACCTGACACGCAAAGAGTTGGAGGAGGTAAGAAATTTTGCGAGAAAAGGAAACTTGTGCCCGGTACTTGTCCTCAGCTATACAGGATTGCGCCTCGGAGAACTAGAACGGCTTCGCTGGAGCGACCTTCGCTTTGGCAACCAGCCGACCATTCGTGTCCGCGCCACCAAGGTGAAGGGAGGCTACAAATCTATCCCCATGCACCCAGAACTCGTTGGAGTACTCAAAGGGCTACCCAAAGAAGATGATGAGTTCGTGTTCCGCCCGCGCGCCCGCGGAAACTGGAACAAGTATTTCAGGCAGCTCGCCCCGCAGTTCCCGAAGTTCGCCCGCAAGGGGATCCTCACGCACATATTCAGGCATACGATCGCGTCTCTCATTCTCCAGGAGGGGGGAAGGATAGAGGATGTCTCGCGGATTCTCCGCCACTCATCTATTCAGACGACAGAGCGGTTCTACGCCCAGTTCACAGTAGAGCATGGGGGCAGGCAAGCCCTGGCAACGATCTAAAATTCGGTCAAAAGTGATCGGATTTTGGGGCCTCAAAACAAAGCAACACCCGAAAGCGACTTGGCTTAGCCCGCGCATCGTTTATGACAACGCCTGTGACAAAAAGCGCATAAAAAACCCCCGCCTGAGCGGGGGCTGTGGTAGACTGTGGCCCTAGTTTGGATGATATGCCCCGGTAGTGAAATTGGAAATCACGCGTACCTACTAAGTTCGTGTTCGGGGTTCGAGTCCTCGCCGGGGCACCTTTTTTCCCTTGCCTAATCGAATACTATCGCCGATAATTATCATGGTAGGTACGAGGGGAGTAAATCCCCTGAACACAGAACGCGGAAGGGACGCGATGCTAACGGCACGTCGCGCCCTTCCTTTTACCTACCGCTTCTTTCGTTGTTAACCGTTCGTAACGATTAACATGAAATTTCAGGGTGGGCTAGAAGTCGCTGTTCCGTCTCGCCTTCTCCGCTTGCTTCAGGAGGAATTCCATAGTGAGCGGGCTCAGGACGAATACGGGATACCCCAAATGGACCGCGTGCAGATTGTACATCTCAAGGCGTTTCTCGGTGTCCTCGATTAAGAGAATGTCCTTGTGCTCGTCGGGTAGATACGACCCTAGTTCCAGGCGCAAGGGCCCATCACCTAGAAAGGTCGTCTTGCCATTGGCGCAGCCGGTCAGGAGAATCAGGATTAAGAGGAACCACCTCATCCAGCCTGCTCTTCTTTCTTCAATTCGCCCTTCAGATCAACCAAGAGATCCCGGGCCTGTTTGGAGATTGCGCCAAATTTCTCTGTCATCTCGGCTTTCTGTTCAACGGTACCTCCGTTGCGCGCTATCTCGATCGAGCCGATGAATTCCTTCAGACTACTCCACAAGAGGGTCGCCCGCTGTGTCGGCTTTATCTTGCCCCACTTCCTACCGATAAGGGTACCGATCCCTGCGCCTGGTACGCCGAGCAACACCAAGAGCGACGCCCATGATTCGATTTCAAGGCCAACGATATTATCCGTAGCCTTCGCCGCATCAAGAGCTGCTCTCACTTCGGGAATTTCCATCGGCGCGCCCGTCTCAGGGTCGATGAGCATCTGCCCGTTTTTCGTAACTATGGCCGTATCCGCCAGCCCATCGTTGTCCTCGTCGACCATGATGGTAGACAGTTCGGGGTTGGCGGCCTTGAAATCCTTCGTGATGTCGCCGAAGTTCGCACAGCCAACCAGTAACAAAAGAATCAAACAACCCAAGGTCTTACACATGTGACGTCTCCTATTTGTTTTCCATGCTCGTTAAACGCCGCTGTATCTCGACAAACCGCTCAGTGTTCTTCTCTGAGTCTTTTTCGATCCCCTTGATACTTACCTTGATCTTGCCAATATCCTCTTTGATTTTCTCGATGCCCGACTCTACCTTCGTTAGTCGGCTTTCGTGCTGCTCTACCGTTTTGGCCTCCGCCCGGGCGTCCCCGTAAGCTATGAAGAGCCCTATCAGAATCGTTACAGCTACGGTCCCAACGATACTTCCAATGACTTTCATTATGATTCCGTTACGGTTCGTCATCTTCTGGTCCTTCGTGGTCTTCCCCGGCTCGGGCGAGTTCGCCGTGTAGCGCGTGTTGGGGGAGCAACGCCACCTTTGGGTTTTCTCGCTTTCGCTCGCCGGGCCATGCGTTCGAGTTGAAGGACCCCACCTGCCGGAATCCCACCCAAAACCGTTGCCGCCCTAGTTCCCTTTTCGGCTGCCCTGATAAAACCCCGAAAGGCCGCGTCTTGACCTTTGCGCGTATCCGCTTTGATGTATTTTTCGGTTGCGATAGAAAGCGAGGCAATTGACGAAACCGTATCTGAAGCGGCTTGGGCTAAAATGTTAGGTCGGTGCTCAATAAATATTTCTGGAATGTCAAGTAGCCCGGCCACCGCCGCCCGTACAATCTCTGAGGCAATATCACCAAAGGCAAGCCAGCTACCGAACAACCGCTGTGAAACCAGAAGCGCGTAATTGCCCCAGCCTTTTTCGTCTTCTTCCGTGCCGAATAATTTAGCGAACAACTTGCCCGTCAGCCACGAATAACCCTTCGCTATTGCAGCGATCATCACTGCGTTAACCAAGGTTGGAACGAGGATTTTCCTTGCGGCTTTCGCCTGATCCACGGCGGTTTTCTTGCTATGTCGATATTCGCTTGTTGCCCGAGCCGCCATGTTGAGGTTCTTGTTCCGCTGTGACGAAAACATCGTGGCCGCCAGCTTCACGAACACATTATGCCGAGCCTCGCGGTGAATGCTGGAAGTGGTTAGAAGCCCCCATGTAGGTTGGGTGCGGTCGATGATTTGCCTTGCTCGCTTTGCAGCATGTTCCCACAACGCATCCCCGGAAAGACCCTTGGCTTCACCTTCGCGGTAGGCTCCCGCACTGATGACGCGCATCACAAGGGAATCCGCAGCATGAATAGGCTTCATTCCTGCGCGACCCAAGACGCCCTCTTCTGTAATTCCCCAAAACTGACTGGCCATACTGCCAGAAGCGCCGGGGGTAAGGATCTCATGCGCCGATGCTTCATGGCGTGCACGGAGTGTCGGTGAAACCTCCCGCATCTTCGGCATGAACCCCTTACTGAACGCCAGCTTTGTTGTCTTGGGAGAGAACAGAATCCGTGCGTCAATTTCGTTAGTCGCGTTCAGGTAACTGACCGTCTGGTACAAGACAATCTGCAGCTTCAGTCCTAGCGCTCCGATATGCGACCGGCGGATAGCTCCCTTGACTATACGCGCTACGATTCCTACTTCTGACGCATTAAGCCCACGATAATCCTTCAGGGTTTTCTCGATATCAAGCAACAATGCGTCGCCATGCTTGAACGTCGAACGGACGGCCTTGCGGAATCCCTGGTCTTGAAGTAGCCGCGCGGCATCATGAGTCGGCCCACCCTTGCCAACAAATGAAGCTACGCGAGCGATATGAGCAGGCAGGTCAACAAAGATATCGCCGATGATAAAGGGGTCGTTGGAAACGGCACGGGTCTTGAAAATCCCTTGTTGCTCAAGTTGCCGATTAAACCATTCCTGCATGATCTTGTTCGGGTCGGCCTTGGCTTTGCGAAATTCGGGGTCGCGGCGGCGGGGGGAATAGTTGTCTCTTTGGGCGATATCGAAACCAAACTCGGAACGCCATGCCTCATTCAATGGCCCGCGGAGAAGTTCGTCCTTGTTGACAATATCGTGAGCAATGTCAACAACTGCTCGCTCTTCCTTCGTTGCGGAGTTTTCAATTGCCACTATATCTTTGGCGCGAAGCTTCACGGGGTTTTGCCCAGGCGTGCGCCTGAATGTTATGCCTTTCTGTTTGTCTCGCAGTAGTTCAGCCCGGTTTTGCGGATCTTTGACAGTCCAAAGAAATCTTGCGCGTTCCCCCTTAGTCATCTCGATAGATTCAACACGAGCACCTGTTTCGCTGGTGGCTGTTGGAAGGGTGACCTTGACAATATCAAAGTCCTTGCCCCCGACTTCCGCACTCATCTTGTCAATGTCGCCAGAGGTTATCCCCGCTTTGCTATATGCCTCATCGCTATAGTCCTTCATTTGTTGCGTAAGGCCCAAGGCAATTTCCTGGCCTTCGCGGGGGCCCTCAAACAGCAAGTCATAGACGGCACTGTCTTCCCCGCCAAGAATGAAAGACTTGGTGTCTGGGCTCAGTTGGTGCCATGTTGCGGCCTGGACAACCCATCGCTGGAGACGCTTTTCTTCAAACTTCCCGATTTCTGTTTGGTGTTTGGGATGATGCCGATCAAGAACATTTTGCGAAGCCTCGGCAACAGCCTTGTTCGCATCTTTGTATTTCTTAGAGAATCGCATTCGATTCTTTGTCGCGTTAAGATGGACAAGGGTGTTGATCGCTGTCGCCACTTCACGAATAGCGTCCGGCGTAAGTTTTCTTAGCGGGACCTTCCCGGCGCGTTCTAAGGCAGATTCCGCGCGCCCAACAAGCTGTTGGGGAATTTCGCCCAACTCGTCTCGGCCGTATGCGTCTATAAGCGAACGCGCACGACGGAGAGTTCTTTCTGCGGGCTGAGATACGGCGAAACTATCGAGCAGAGCGTCAACCTTTGCTTTGGTTACTGGCTCCATGTGTCGACGGTCGATTTTGCTTTGTGCTTCCTTGAATTCCCGGAAAGCCTCCGCCCGGTCGTAATTTTCGATAATCCGATTAACCGCCCGAACCACCGCCCGCCATTCCGCAGGGGTTCGCGCTTTGGCAATCGTCTTGAGGACTTTGCCTCTTTCGGAAACAGGAAGATGCTCGGTCGCAAACTTGGCGACATCTGCCCCCTGTGCAGCCATGTCAAGTTGCCCGGCACGGAATCCTTTTCGGGCAGCCTTGGCCTCGTGCTTCAGGGCGAAGACCAACAGTTGCCGTGGGGTCATGCGAACCTCTTCCTCGGCAGGCTTAATTATCTCGCGGACACCGCGCTTGATTTTGCTCGGGGGGATCCTAGCGGCCTGTTTTGCGGCCTTCTCGATTGCGGCGAGACGAACGCGCCCAGGCTTGATATGCTTCCAGATCGTCGGCAGATGCAAGGTGACTTCCTCGCCAACATCCTTTTTGATTGCCGCCTTCCATTCGCCGAATTTGCGCAAGCCTTGCTCGTAGTGGTATAAGCCAACAACGCCAGCAGCCTTCTTTTGTTCTGCGCTTAGCGGGGTCCCACCGAGAAGCCTTGTGTCCTCTAGTGTCTTGAGTGCCTTCTTGTGGTCGGCGTCCGTAATACGCTCCACAGGGGGCTTTGCTACCCTCTCCTGTATCCTCACCGCCGCACCTGGGCCCTTAATGTCAGATACGTCTACCCCACGTTCCTTCGCCTGCTTGCGGAGTTGGAGGATGTTGGGTTTCTTGGCAGCCTTCTTCTCGGCAACGGCTTCCTTGAGTGTGCGCTTTTTGGGTACAATCGTGCGCTTTGGGGGTACAGGCTTCGGCTCTGCTACAGGCACTTCCTTTTTGGTAACCCCGACAATCTCGCGGGGTCCCCACTTGCTTCCGCCATCTGTGATCACTGTCTTACGGTTCTTCTTGATAACACGGAGAGGCGTATTGCCGCCTACATCTATAAGGTCCCCAACTTCTATCGTGTCGAATTGCTCAGTGAGTCGGTCGGTTGCTCCGCGTTCTGCGGCCTCCCTCTTTGGCGCACCTCGTTGTGCTTTAATCTGGGCCTCGACCCGTTCTAAATCCTCTCTTAGCTTTACCGACCTAACGGCAAGGTCAATCGTCCTGTCTCGCTGTTGGGCAATACGCTTTGTTCGCACCCGTGATATTCCGCTACGTCCGGTTACGGCGGTACCTGGATCGTCAGTCTTGCGATATCCCTCCTGTAGTTTCTCTATTTTCTCGATAGCTGCGGCGAGTTGTTCGCGCTTCCTAGTGAGTGCGGTATCAACCTTCCCCTCTACTACAGGGGCTTCTGGGAGGCTGGGAATAGGCTTCCTTGCGATGGCTAGGAACTCGTCAGGTGACACTCCGCTAAGTTGAAAGGTAGCGCCACCAGGCTTGGCAGTCTCAGATTTGAACTTAATCGGTCTTCTATTGCCGACAAGATTCCCCGTCGAAAGACCTCTCGCATTCGGAAAATGCTGTTCTACAAGGGCGACAAAATCGCTAAACGCCAATTTGCCCTCGAACTGAACAACAATCCTGCTGATGTCCTCTTCTTCGGTTGCTATATCTTCTGTGACCGCCCTCACATTAGGAAATGTTAAAGGAGCAGATTCACGTATGGCCTGATCGAAGGTATCTAAAACATCAGATACCCTCTCGGAGATTAAGCTACCCCGATCCTCATCAATAATCAACACAGGCCCGGCCTTGGTCTTACGTGAGGGCATCCTCTCAAGTAATCTCGCGTGTAGAGTGTTGAAAAACCGATTAACGTCTGCTGTTTTCTCACCCGGAGGAAGATTCAAGCGACCTAATGCTACTGCCCGCATCTTCTCTATAGCCTCTTGCATGAAATCGAGGTCAGCTTTTGCGACACCCTTACTAGTCCCACTAGCACGAGCAGCAGCACTCATATCATCAACAGCTTTAATAAATGCTTTGGCTACACGGCCCTTGCTGACCTTTTGTAAGACAGATGGTATAGCCAACACTTTCCCCTCTACTACAGGGGCTTCTTGCGGCAACCCCCTACGTTGCGCCTTACCTATGGGGCTTAACCCCGTAGGTTTACCCCCTAGGTTTGCCAGCGCTTCGTCCGCCCACTTCTCGCCTGCGTATTCCTTGAGGACTTTGGCGGGGACGGGCTTGCCTTTGCGAACGGCCGACTCAACTGCCCACTTTCTTTCGACCCCAATACGTCCGTATTTCTTATGGTCTCGTAGGATATCCTTTCCGTCTTTGGCAAAATCGAGGAACGAAGCATATCCTTCATCACGCCGAGCCTTGATTTCAGAATCCGTCATCTCCCACGGTTGCTTCCCCTCTACTACAGGGGCTTCTGTGGGGGGTTTGGCGGCTTCCTTAACTGGTGCCTTTTTGGGCGCAACAGGCTTCTCAGGGACCGCTGGGGGCACTTCCGGCGTAGGAGTCACCGCAGCTTCGGGCTTTTGCGCTCTTTCGGCGGATATATCACCAGTAGGCTTTGCTTTCTGTACAGAACGTACGCTTTGTACGCTTGGCGCAGCGGGGGCGGGCTTAGTTGGTGCTACCGCTTCACTTGGGGCAGGCTGTACAGGGGGAGCGGGTGCAGCAGGTTGTGCAGGGGGCGGCTCTACAGGGATGGGTTCGGGAGTTGGGGCAATAGGCGTAGGTTCAACAGTCGGGACAACCTCGCGAGTTTGCGCTATTGCAGCCTGTGCCGCCAAAGAAGCGCCGCCCATAAACAAACCGCCAACCGAACCCAAAACAAGTTCCACGGAGCGGTTCTTCCAGAAATCCTGTACAGGTCGGTCGTATACACCCAAGGCAACCAAATCTTCAGTTGTACCTTGCGCGACCTCTTCCAGTCCCTCTTCAATTGCAAGCTTGGCTGCCATACCAGTCAACATCTTCGCTTTTGCCCTACGGGTTATTTCGCGCGCGAAGAGCGCCCTGCCACCACGTTTGCCGAATTTCAACCATCGCCCCACTTGTGCGAGTTCTATGACGGCGTTGATGGTTCCTGTAATTCTTGCAGCAGTTTGTGCCTGTTCTTCTGTCGCGCCGCCAGCGATAGCCTCTTGGTAAGCACTGTCGCTTTCCACCCCATAAGCAACAAGGCCAGCAGCAGCGGGGCCAGCGGTAAGAAAAGCGGCCGTCGTCGCAGCCATATAAGGAATCATCGCAGAAAGATTCCCAGCTAGGGCTTTTGGATTAGTAATCAATTGCAGGGCATTGTCAACTTGCTCTGGTGCCCATTCAGGATGCTCGTCCCTCCATTGTTCAATTTGCCCGGCTGTTTGACTCAAGATTGTCGGACGATCTAACTGAGCGTGCGCTTCTTGGATTTGCTGTTCGGTTTCTTCTGGCGATTTGCCATGGAGCCAGTTGGCAACTCGTATACCGCGAGCGAGACGAACTTTGATTTGCGCCCTTTCTTCCCGCTCGCCCGTTCTCAGTAGTCCCGCAGCCGTTCCAGCCGCCCCATGCACCAAAGCCCCGCCAGTTGCCTGCCCCAAAGTCTGCGGCGTTGTAGGTTGTGGGAAAGTGGGCTTCTCCCCCGGAGTAATCCCAAGGTTCTGCGCCATGCGTTGTGCCAAGGCGGGCTGCGTATCCAGCGTGAAGCCTTCCGGCAATGGCGGCATGGGCTCATCTAAAGTGAACCCCGGTGGAAGCTCAGGCAGTTCATCTAGCTTTGTGATCGCCCTAGTCATTGCAACGGCACCCACTGACCATTAACCAAAACAACTTTCTCGCCATTTGGCCCAGTCGCCGTGGGCGCATCGGCGGTAGTCCGTTGCGGATCAAGCTGCCGAGAGGACGTAGTTGCAACAGGCGATCCCGTAGACACGGCTTCCCCAAACTCAGGGAACCCCCTCGGCCTGGCAACATCCCAATCCTTGATAATCTGTGGGTTGTCGTCGTGGTGAATCCAGAAGGACCAAGTGCGATCTATCTGGTCCTGAGAGAACCCCACCTTGAGATGCTGACGAACGAATTTCTTGTAACGGCGACGAAGCTCATTACGTCGTTGGGCAGGCGTGGTCGTCTTGTAGTCGTAGGGCGTTGCTTCACCCTGATAAAGGGTGTTACCCTGCTCGTCGCGGGCGATTTCGTCCTTTTTTGATTTGTCTTCTCTGGGATCCCCGCCATAAACGAAAGCTTCGGCACGGTTGTTCATCTGCCCTGTTGTGCGTACAGGTTTGCCCTTCTTTTCTTCCTTGGGTTGCTTTCCAAGGGGCGCACCGACCTCTTGCATGATCTTCAACTTCCGCATCGCCGGGGTGTTTGCGAACCGCGGATCATTCCCGTATGTGTCGAGCAACTTGTCAATAAACTTTCCGGCCTCTTCTTCCGGGAGTTTTGCCGTGCTCTTAATGAGGCCTTCCATAATCTCGTTGTTAGTCTTGGCCTCTGCTGCAACAGCCTTTTTCTTCTCGCCAGCAAGCCGTGCTTGTCGCTTCACAGCCATCTCCGCCATGTCCTTGCCGAAGACCATGTAGGCGGCAGCACGAACAGCGTCTTGCGTGGATACACCTGAGTTGCGCTGCATCTTTACGAGCGCGGCCATCTCCGCCAGTTCGGGAATCTGGTGGTAGTTGTTCGCCCCGCGCGCGTTGTAGTAAATCTGTTCGGCCATATCAAGAGCAGCCTGCCCTTGTCCTGGAACACTGGCAGCGCCCTTCACGGCCTCGATCGCGGACTTAGTTTCTTTCAGTCCGCGCACATCAAGCGGCTTGCGACTGCGAACCTTCGTCAGTCCAGCTCCCTTTCTCGCCTGAGCCTTGTCCCGCAACGTCTTCTGCCCGCCCATCAAATCCCCCGTCTTCGTGCCGGGGGCGACCTGGCGAACAGCAGAAACTACCGGATCTTCCCCGGGACGGTCGGCGTACTTCTGCCCAGTCTTCGTAATCTCCCTGCTAAGAATGTCGATTTCGTATTCAACCAGCTTCTTCTCGCCCGGAGTTAGCGTCTCATCCTTCAGCTTGCCCATGAGGTCGCTTCTCTTCTTCAGTAGCGGCGCGACCTCCTTTTGGAGTTTCGGGAATGCCTCTGCGGGGATGTCCTCACCGCTTGGGCCTTTTCTTATGGCTCCGGGTACAGTTGGGCCGGGACTTGTATAGAAATTAGGTTCCCACGACCGCCCTCTGCCGATTTGGTCTATGTTGTTCAGGTTGTCCCGACGGCGTTCTTGGGTAGCAATATCGTTTGTTCGCTGACGCTTCTCCAACTCTTTGACAGGAATTCCCGTTTGCCTTGAAATCTGCTCGCGGCGTCTCCGTGAACCCTCTTCGTTGGATAATCCCGGCCCGCCACCAATAACAGGAAGATCTCGGTCTTCCCTGAATTCTGGTGCTCCGCCCATGAACTCCCTCGGCCCGGGCCGGTCAGGGTAGCGAACTTGGTAGCGCTTGAATGCGTAGTCGTATGCCTGATCCGCATCGTAGTTCCACTTCAGCATCGCGTCGGATTCGTCGTTCAGGAACTCCAACTGCGCTAGTTCGTCAGCGGGATAAAGTTTTGGGGGGCCTTGGATTTCCTCACCCCTGTGGAACCGCAGGGCGCTGTCGGCCTTTTTACCCGCCTTGGTTTCGGGCAGCGGAGACCATCCGCCCTTTTCCCATTCGGCTCGTTTCTGAGCACGTTCGTATTTGAACTTCTCAAGCTGAAGCCTGAGCGGAACAGGAAGCCCTTTATCCTCCATGAACTCTGTGACGGCTTGCTGTTCCTCTGGGTTCTTCGTGGCAAGCGCAGCTTCGTTCAAGCCTGCAATGTCCTCGGGGGCGTAGTCTGTTTGCCCTGCTGGGGTAGTGGGCGCGGCAGCAGCCGCTAACGCCGGGGATGTCCCGGGTGGACGGATTCCCGAGTAAGGCTCGGGAATCCCGGGTGGGTTGACTCCTGAATATAGCTCCGGCCTTTCGGTAGGGGGCATATTCGGATAGCTCTCTCCCGGGCGCACACCATCGTCGGGCGGGACAGGGTAGGTTGACCCCGGCGCGCCCAAGGGGGCAACCACAGGTGAACTCGCAGGCGCAACCGGCAACCCAACCCCACCTCTTCCTGTCTCAGAGGGTGCGGATACCGGAGGCGGCGCAGGCGATACGGGCGTCTCCCCGCTCGGACCCATGCCCGGGGGTGTAACGACTTCCTCGACGTTCTGCCCCATCAAGGCAGCCGCCTTGCGCTTTCGCGGTACGATCCCGAATGTCCCCTTAAACGGTCCGGTTACAAACTCCTCTTCCGGCGCAGGACCAACCATCCGCCCTAGCCTCTGATCCCAGCGGCGTCCCTTGGGGGTTCTGTAAGTTATTCCAAAAGGCATCTAAGACCCCTTTACGCCACGCTTATCGTGCCGCCCTTGAAGCGGTTCAGTGTGGTGATAGTGAGGATGTTGGCCGGGTCGTATATCTGGCCGCCATAGTAATTGAGTGTCCCGACTGTCTTGGCGATACCGTCCTGACTCATGTCAAGAATCCCACCGTAGAGATTTACCGTGGTGGGCATGTTCGCGGCAGGCATGTTCAGGTACAGTCTCCCGCCCTTGAGATTCACCGTGGCGGCCGTGCCTTGCCTTTGGTAAATCGCCCCGCTACTAACATTCAAGGTGGTACACGCGCTGTTGTTACTCACGGTAGCCCCGTCAACGTACATGGTTCCCACTGAAGCAACCGCGTTGCCGATAGTCACTATCCCCTGGAGCAAGCTCATGGTCGTAACCGTCGCCACTTCGTCTTCGTGTGCGGCTATCCCAACCGTGTGACTCTTGCCGACGTTGCAGGTCAATAGGGTAATGGCGGCAACGCTTGTGATATTGGTGCCGTAACTGTACCCTGCAGCCGACGCAGCGCCGCTGAGTAGTCGCATCGAAGCGCAGGCGTCAAACTTGAGGAACTTCTTGCCAGTTCCGCTGTCTATGAAGTTGTCGGTGTCAAGCCATAAGGGGGTTGGTCGTGAGCCGAAGTTCAGCGCGCAACCGGGCTCAATCATCGTGTCAACGAGTTCGATTGCACTCTGATCCGAACCCGCAACATCGACAGCCGTAGCCTGCGCCAGCGCGGGGAAGATCGACCCGCCTGTACTCTGCGGGATTGCATCGCCTTCCCAGTTCGCGGCGGTAGCGAAAGCATTGTCGTTACCGTCGCCATTCCAGACGGTCACATCGTCTGCAGCCATGATAATTCCTCACGTAAAAGCAATTGGGTTGATTTCCCCGGCTGTTTGGTGTCTTCTGTGGATTAGAGCAATATACTGGGGCGCGGCGGTGGTATCCGTAAGGACCGCACGGAACCAAGCGGGCTTATCGAGAGCTCGTCAGAATCAGTCGTCAAAGTCGCTTCTTGGTTGCTGCTTTGCGCCACGCCCCAATAAGTTGCCCCGGTGTTTTTTTCTTGACAAGCGCCGAAGAATTACGACAATAACCTTTGCCCCCAACGCTCCTTTGGTCAGACACCCCGATATTGAGGCCGCCAGTGTTTTTTGCTAGCGGCCCCACCGGGACAACGCCTGGCCCCCGGGCCCAGGCCTCAAAACACGCCCGGGAGACAAGGAGAAATAATGGGTTCGCTTCTTGAACCCATTAGGAAGATTGTGCTGCTTCTCAAAGAAGCCGCGCAACTTGTAGCTCTGGTCCTAGAGCTACTTTCCTAAGAGGGCATCCCCGGTCCTAGCCCGGCCGGGGGTTTTTCCTTGACAAACGCCGAATAAACGTTAGAATGCAGTTGGTGATACGATGTGTTGGGAGCGAATGACTGTTCAAAGTCCAGCATGTGTTATTTGCGGCAAGGAGACCGAGTTCGAGTATCGCACCTTTACACATGACATGTACAAGTGTCTGCGCTGCCGAACCGCGTTTGTTCACCCGATGCCCTCGATCGACGAGTTGGCGCCTTACTACGCAAGGTTCCATGGTCTCTCTGAGTTGGGCGGAAGATGCGAGTTATGTAAGTCCCGTGCGGAGGCCGACTTTCCCTTCAAGGTCAAGATGGTTCACAACGTCCTGGGGAACGGATGCAAGCGACTCTTAGACTTCGGGTGCGGCAAAGGCTTTTTTCTGAAGGAATGCGTTGATGCCGGATTAGAAGCCGAAGGAATCGATATTTCACAGGCAGGAATCGACTATGCCAGGGACGTGTTGGGCGTCAAAGCAACGTGCGGGGATAGCTTGAAAGTGTTGCAGGGTGGCAAGCCGTATGACGCTGTAACCTTTTGGGCGACAATTGAGCACCTGACGGACCCTATGAGCGTACTCCGTGAGATTCACGAAGTGCTGATCCCAGGTGGTTTTCTTTTCCTCGACACTGGAATAGGGGATGATTGGCTTGACAGGCTCCTTCCGGGGAGGGTTCAGTGGTACTCCCCGCCAAGACATCTTTTCGTCTTCTCACGGCAAGGAATTCAAACGGCCCTGGAGGCCGCTGGGTTCGAGCTTGTTTCATTGGATCCTTGCTTCGAGCGCACTCGCTTGCGACGTATCGCCCGAAAGCTCCGAAACGGTGTGGTGGCGACCTCATTGCGTGCCGTGACGTCACTAGGACGATTGAACCCTCATGCGATGGCATACCTTGTGTTCCCAATGGGGAATGCCATGAATGTTGTCGCTCGTAAGCCGCCGTAGAGCCAAGTCTACGGCTAAGCGGCCCGGATGTTATGGCGTTGGTCCGTACCTGTTTGTTCTTAACACAGCCGCGTGGATTTGCTTCAGTTTCGTCCCAATCACATCCCCATCCAAGGGGTCCTGGCGGTTTTTCCTTGACAATCGCCGACAAAACGCTAGAATAACACTGATGATATGATGCGTGGACTACCTCAAATGAAGCAGATCGCTATCGGGGCAACCTTATTGGGTGCGGGCCTTCTGGTAGGTTTCGCCTTAAATCGCACCCGCTCACTGCCCTCAACTCCAAGCCCCACACCAATCACGGTCGGTTGGGATGAGTTTACGAATACCAAGGAGCTGTCTCCGCTGCCGAAGGGTTACGTCTTGGATACGCCCCCGCTACCAGAAGGCGCGGTCCTTGACCGACCAGTTTCCCTCGCCAAACAAGAGGATATTTGGGATCGGGCAGAACGTAGACTCGCCGAAAAACAATTGGAAAGATTGCGCGCTAGACAGGAAGAACTGGTCGAGCAAGTCCGCGCCAAACAAGAGATCAAAAACATTGCACAGGAACACAAGCCCGATATATTCGATGACTTTGAAGAATTCGCCAAGCAACAGCGCGCCAAACGAGAAGCCGAAAACATTGCGCGGGCAGCGTACGCAAAAACGATTACCGACATGGAATCTCGCTACCCGGCCGCCAACAGCGACGAGGCGCAGCGATGGACCCGGGAGTATTTTGGTTCCAAGGGCTATACCGCAGATAATCCGCCATCTGACAAAGCGACGGATTATGTGCTTGATTGGTACTACAAACAATTGCACGAGTCGGCGGCAAAACCCAAAAGCCCCCCCAAGCCGCTCATTCGTGTCATAGATTGTTTTTCTTGCGGTGGTGACGGGATAAAGGGAAGGCTGCGCTGTCAGACCTGCGGTGGTCGAGGTTATCTGTCGGCCTCACTGGCGCATCTTGCCCGCCCACATCGTCGGAGCGTGGCGGCAAACCGTCGTCCCCGTGGGCGAATATTTGGATTTCCAACTACATCAGGAAAGCGCCACAACCGACCAGACACCACCACCTATGATCCAGACTCAACAGCGTATCAACTAAGGCGAATCAGGCGGGCAATTGACAAAAATACATCAGCACAGCAACGAATCGCCGATCAAGCCTATTGGCAGAACCAAAGGATCGACTGAATCCCTAGAACAGCCCTATCGGGCATTCAAAGTCGGGATTCTCCAAGGCTTCATAGAGCGGTGTTTCTTTCCCCGTGGCAATATCCCGACAGAAGACTTCTTCTATCCCGAAATCCTTTATGAGATTTGGGCACATCCGCCCGCACTTGCTGGCGTGTGTGCACTTAGAGTACCTTTGCTTCCGCAAGCTTTCTTTTGCGTATCCTAAACGATCTTCTCCTGTCAACTTTTCCCACATTGTGGCGAGAATTTCCCGCGTGTTCTGTTTGGGTACCGCGGCGTTCCCGCATGGCTTTTTCATGTGAGCGTCACCGCGGCAGTGCCGGTGCACCCATTGTCCCCAGGTAGGGTTGCGTTACCGACTAATTGGCCCCCTTGACAGGTTATGTTCTCATAGTCGGGATCGACTGTGTAATACCCTGGGATACTGACCCCGTCCGTGGTAAGCCAAATCGTCCACACGCCAGGTTCCCAATGTTTAACAATGCACTGCAACCGTAGGTCATTTAGGGGATGCGTTGCGTTTTGGTGGAGCAACACCCATGTGCACGGTGGCCCCCCCGGGTTTGAGAACCAGAAATCATACGTGCCGTTATAGTACGTACAACTACCACTAACGGTCACCGTCGCGCCTGGCTCTGCTGCCAGGCAATCCGTACACGGTACATCGCTTACGAAAGCACAACCATTTAGAAGGTGCCCGCCCGCGTTCTTCATCATGTGGCCGGAACCGGGAGATTTGCGTAGGTGGAGCAAGCGGGCAAGGTCGCGCCATGAGGGGAGCTTCGGCACCCAAATGTGGGGGAACTCAATCTTCGGGATAGCGATGGCCGTCATGATTAAGTTCCGGCGTCTATACGACCTATATTTTCATCTGGAATATTGAAAGTTACTTTCATATTACTTTACCTAGTTTATAAGTTATAAGAGTTAATTAATATCAGTATCTTCATCCCAATCAAGATGTATTTCGTGCAAGTTTGTGCTCGCACCTACATTCTGTATAACTACAGCATATTTTGTTGATGGTTTTAATATCCATTCTTCTGTTGACCTGGAAGTACCACCTAATGCTTTCGGCCCTGAACCTGCAATAACCTGAAAATGATCGAGGATTGTACCTGATACGAAATTAGCAGTCGCAAGTTGGGTTTCATTCATCCAGGTAACAAGTCCGGCAACGGCAGGATTTTCAAATGATAACAGAACACTGGTATTATCAGTATTTCTGTTCCTGTCCTCAATAGTTAGCTCAACTCCCTCATCGTCGTCTATTGTAATACCTTCATAGAAAAATGCTTCCGCTGGATTTGAAGCACCAATAAGTACGATCATATGTGCCCATTTTGTACCGGCTGGTGTTTCAAAACCAAGAAGGGTACGATGGTCGTCTGTATTTGCTGTTGTATTATCAACATGAACAGTAAAAGAACCGCCCGCATGTATTTCATGGAGTTCGTGGTCCATTGTAATAAGAGCGTTAGTAGAAGCATCTATTCTAATTTCGTCGGTCTGACCGGCACCACTTCCCCATCGCCCATTAATTAGTTTCCATAAACTCACAATATTCTCCTATATTGCCCAGTAAACACTGGCATCTGAGATAACTTGTAAACATTCGTACTGATTGATTGTTTGGGTATTGCTCCCATCTATTGTTGTGCCGCCAGTCGTATTGGCGTCCACTGTAATTACGCCAGTCCCTACGTTCTTGATGAAGAATACTTTTGCGGTCAGCGCGGCTGATGGGGCGGGGAGATCAATAGCGAATGTCTCGTTACCGGCACCACAAGTAATCACATCATCTAGGGCTGTTGCGGTGTACGCCGCGGTCTTCGCCACCACCGCGAGTTGTAGCCCTGCCACTCTCAATCCCCGGTCAACGACAAGCCCTCGCGTGAGTCTATGGGCATCCTCCGATTGGTCCCAATACAGTTTAGGCGTATTGGTAATCCCCGCGAGCGTGATGATGTCTACGTCTTCGTCTACGGCGTGAATGAAGTCGATGCCTGCGGAGCCGGGGATGTACTGCCCCACGTAGTAGATGACGTTGCCGACATCAAAATAGCCGATCTTGTTGGTGAGGTCGATGCCCGGTTCGCCCTCGACGAGGTCCCCAGTACTCGGGGCGCCTGCGCCGCGTTTAAGGCGTATAGTGCCCATTACCACGTACCTCCGTCGATAATGTCGCAGTCCTCGGGGGCATCTACGGTGTATTCGGTTTCCAGGGTAACGCTTACCGCCTTGCCTTGTGAGTCGAATGTGACTACGCGATAATCGCCGTGGAAGACCTCGTCGCCGGTGTCGCTATACGCCGAACGGTGGAAGGCCATCGTGAACCCGTCATTCACCCCTTGTGAATTTCTGTTCCATGTGTCGGTTTGCGGTTCGTCCACATCAGCGTTAGCAGAAACCCCGATTGCTAACGCAAGTGGGTTATCGTGAGTACCCTGGTCGTTATCGAGGTCAGTGTCGCTATCGGTTGCTTCTTCTTCCTCCAAGAACTTGGTCGCCAAAGACACGATAAACTGCCCTGGTGCCGGATTATCTACGTCAATTCCATCGCCCGGCACGATCTCGGTTATCTCTGCCCCTTCAAGTTCATAGCTTCTTTCAAGGTCGGCGTTCTGGGGGACAGATACTTCCCTCTGGTCGGATATGAACTGGACGAGTTGGTTTATCTTCGCTTCGGCGTCCGCTAATCGCGCGCGTGGGTCGTCAGGAGTCGTATCGCCCTTGCTTGTATCATCGCTCGGCGATGACGTTTCCTCAGTAACATTCGGAAGCGAAGCCAATCCAATTTGTTTCTTTCGCCGTTCTAATTCTTCAACAGAAATTCCTGTTTGCTGCGAAACTTGCTCGCGATTACTTCGCGATAATCGTTCATTTTCTTTTTCGTGCCGTGGCAGCTCTAGTGGCTTCGGCGGTTCGATCATAGAAAGATTGCGCAAATACGAGCGAGTCTCTTCCTGCCGACCGAAAAGGTCTATCCGTTTTCCAAAGTTATCGCCCATTAGAAAACGCCAGCCCCGCCACCACCTCCGCCACCGGCAGCGCCTCCGGCCATTGTGTTGATAAGAGAGAAGTCAGCTTCCTCAAATAGCCTTGCGTAGAAGCTGTCCCCTGTCCTATTCCACAGCCACTTGAAGAAAAAGTTTTGCGTAATCAGGTTCCCATCCGAGTCAAGCCACGAATAAGCAGGAAACGCCTTCTGTGTCCACTCGTACTCGACAGACAAACACTGCGCATTCCAAGGCTTTACGTTGTGGAGAAAGTTATATATGACCTTATAGAGCGGGCTGTCGTTGAGTATTGGTTCGACATTCATGTTCTGATACAATAAGTGCCCGGCCTCGCCTGTCTTAATGTCGGACATTGCGGTGTTGTTGATTTTCCCCCCTAATAAATCAAAGGCATCTATGTAGGTGGCCTTGGAATCGACGATAGCATGGACGGCAACGTGTTGCTTCGCCCGAACCGCAAAGTTCTCGCCCTCGTCAATGTCGCGAACGACATTATCCACGACATCTTCAGATTGCCCCGTTAGCAACCTGTCATCCAAGTCGCGCTTTCGCCTCTGAGATGAATTGGCGGGCGTGGTGAAGACAATCGCCTTGTTGACGTTGTCCATCATCCACTCCGTCCAATTGCGCGTGCGGTAATAAGCAACTACCCGCGCTTCGTCCTGTCGGTAATAATGACCCGTCCCCTGCACGCGCATGCAAATAGGGGCGGTCTCGCCCCCGTAATCACCGTGCGAAGTGTTAGCGAGTGTGTCAAGTTGCGACACTATCTCGCTGTTCGCGGTAGCGTGTTCCTCGGTGACGGCGAACTGGTTAGCGCCGATTCGTTCTTTCGTCTGGGACCGTAAGGTTAATGCCATGTCAATCTCTTAGGTGTATGATCGCTGTCCCACGTAGAGGACCCTGCTGAGATACCGCCCCGGAAAGACCTCTACCGTGTTCTCGGGTGCCAACGCGTACTTCCCATTTGGGGCAGCATCCGCTGGGTACAAATCATTCTCTGTAACACCAGAATTTCCGTCCGTTGTTATAAAAAGCCTCTCGGCAAGCGTCCTGCGCCCCTCGCTCCACGTTCTCCTGCTGCCAAGGATCTCCCCGGAACCAGAAGCGTGAGCGATGTAGTTCACATATGTAACCCTGTGCAAATACCGCCCGGGAAAAGTCTCGACTATCGAACCTGGTGTTAAAGCCACCCTCCGATAATCCGCATCCAAACCGGAGTCAGCAGGTAAGGTAGCCCCCCTGGAAATCCCGGAACTCCCATCCGTACTCACGAACAACCGTTCCGCGTAGAGTTTGTTGCCTTCTTCCCACGTCCTCCCGCTGCCGATGATTTCGAGGTTCCCGGAAGCGTGGGCGATAAAGTTTACATAGATGACTTGGTGGAAGTACCGTCCCGGCATGTCCTCTTCTGTCAGGCGAGGGGTAAGGGCAACCCTTCGATATGCAGCACCCAAGCCTGAATCGTCCGGGTACGTATCACCCCTGGAAATCTCAGAATCCTTATCATCCGAGACGAACAATCTCTCCGCATATACCTTATTGCCTTCCTCCCACGTCCTGCGACTATTCAGCAACTCAACAGCAGCTAGGGCAGCGGAGGCTGCTGCGTACGCTGACAATTCCTCATAGTGGACCTCAACCCCGTCGAGCGCACCAATGTCCTTCCCCTTCGGCTGCCACCGCTTGATCGTCTTCGCCCGCGCGCCCAAAAGGCCCGTTTCGCCAGGTAGTAAACTCCCCTTGGCGGGCTTGTTGGCCGCATACCCACCCTTGGCTACGGTGAAGAACCGCACGTACACGATCCCGCGAGGGGTCTCGTACTGGGTATTCCTCTCTGGTTGAAGATTAAGCGCCATGGGTTAGGTTTCTCTCCTGAACCACTGGATTGTCTTTCGCAAGCCTTCTTCCAATGGAGTGTGTACTTGAAAGTCCAAGACTTCCTCCGCAGCTTTGGTGTAAACACCTTCCGGGTAGTGAGGGTGAGGGCCGTTCCACTTGATATCCCCCGTGAACTCAGTTAGTTCCTTGATCTGCTTGGCAAGGTCACGGATTGTCACTTCCTGCCCAGACCGAAATATCAGGGGTTCGGCATTGTCGTAATCGTGAAGTGCCTGCACCACGCCCCGAGCAAGGTCTTTGGCATATACAAAATCGTTGGCCGCAGCCTTCGGCCCCCAAAGAAGGACCTCCTTTTGGTTCCTCTTATTGGCCTCGCAGAAAGCCCGGACCAATCCGGCAATTATTCCGTTACCGCCCGGCCCGTATACCCCCGACCACATGAGCGAGATGCCGTTTAAGTTGTAATCCCGGCGGTACGCATGAAGCATTGCTATCAATGCGTTCGTATACACCCCCACAGGCGCAACCTGGACGTACTTGTGTAGCTTTTGCCCTCTCGTATGTTCTATCAGGTTCAGACTCGTAGTCATGGCGGAATGAGCCGCCCGGGCTGTGCTGTCCCCCGGAATGACGTGAACCACTATCTTCGGGGCGAGTTCATCGTACATCCGAAAGACATCAGGGGCGTGTGTCAGGTTGTAATCACCTAACAAAAAAACCGGCGCGGCACCAATTGCCAGCAGCCGGTCTCGAATATGACGACCAAGAAACTTCTCGTCGCCCGCCAGTACAATTCGCACGTCTTCTAGTTTCATCAGACATCGCTCGTATTCACGGGGGCGTCCCAATCGTTGAAGAGACTCCTGTCCTCGTCGATAGCCGCCTCCATCGCCTCAGCAAATCGGCCCTCCCAAACCCCGTGAACATGCCCTGTCATTAGTTCTGCTTCGGCCAATCCCGCGCATTCGGCGGCCTGACTGAATAAGGGGGACCCAGGCAAATACACCGTGGTCGCATCAGTCAGCACAGTTGCAAGTACCTGGTAACGATACCGGATCGTCCACGTGGTAGAGGGTGTGGGATAAACAATCACGTCGTATTTCTGACTAGCAGTGAGGACAAGGGAGCGGGGCATGATCGCCCAATACTGTGACTCCCCAGTGCCGCTGTCGTTTCGCTGCAACTCGTCAATGCGGGCCAGCGAAACTTCTTCTAAGTCATGTAGAGGTCCCGCGGACGAGTAATCGAAAACAAAATCATCCACCATCCCGCCGAAGTCGTCCGGTAGTTGATACGTACCAGTGGCCGCGATAGTGAAGGTGTCCCCGTTATCGGCAGAAGCATCCGCCGAAAGCGTGACAACCTTGGAACTGGTGTAGGCGGAAATCGTGTAAGCAGTCTCAAGCGTAACGGAAGTAATCGTCGCACCGACCATAGACGGATAGAAGGTAGCCGCCGCAACGGTGAGCGTCGTATTGGTAGTGATGGTTCCCACGCCCGTTGTGGTCGTTGTCCACCATGTCATCGTGTCCTTCGGGCGGAGGAACGACCATACATGTGCATCGCCAAGCGGATCGCGCGGGTCAATCCCCCCAAGCAAGCGGACGTATCCACGGTTCAAGTGTGCCAAGGCAACATTGGCAGTCGCATTGCCGGTCATTGTCTCGATGCGGTCGCACATCGCTCCCGCTGTTCTGGTGAGGTCGGTCATGGAAACCCCTTGTGATTAGGTAGATCGCGCCAGAGCAGCGCGGTAGGCGGGGAGTAAGTCCAAGTGGTGTTCTTCGTCGTAACAACGAAACATGGCGGCGGCGAAATCTGCAATGCTATAACAGGTCGCAACAAGAGCTAGTTTTAATGGTCTCAGGCGTGGTGACTGCGCCATCCATTGCATAGTACGCATAAAGAATACGTCCGCCCAGAGGTGAGGTTTCAATGATCCATCGCCGGCCAATTGCTCCCGAGTAGCTGGGTCGAAACCGCCCATCCCGATAAGGCGATGGAAAGAAAAGCCGTAGTCAGCGAGATATGCGCAAAGGTCCCCGAAAAGGGGTTGGTTCTTATACAGGGGCACGAGTTCCGCTTCCGATACGACCAAGCCTGTTCGGGCAAGAGTCTTTGTTGCGCCCTTCAGTACGTCTAGTTCTCCGCCTTGAACATCGAGCTTCAGTAAGTCGATGCCTGACGTATCCAACAATTCGTCAAGGGGCACAGTTTCTACGAGAATCTTGATAAATGTTCGGTCCGGGCCGCTGCATACAGTTCCATTGGGCAGGGTGACGGCAGGTTCATACAAAGAGGACGACATTAGATGTTTGGTCTGGTAGAAATCCCGACTTTCTCGTCGTACCCCTAGTATCACCTGTTTGTATATGTGGGATTCGTCACTCGCACAATCCCCGTCGTCAAAACAGAGTGCCTTTGACCCTGGAAATGCCCGCAATAATGGTTCGTAGTTAGCTTCCGCCCCTGGGTTGATCCGTGCGCCAACATCCACGATATTCAGGGTCAGCCCGGGGAATATCGCCAAGACCTTCTTGTAGAACTGCTCCATCAGAACTGTTTGCCGTTCCGGTATTCCCGGGACTCATTAAATCTGAGCTTCTCAAAAATCACTTCCGCTACTCGCCAACCACGCCCGTGCGCAAGATCCATAATGCGCATGACTGCATCTGCAATCTGCACTTCCGCCCCAGAGAAGTCTCCTAGGTTTTTGTCTGGCGGATTACCCCAACGAAGACATTCCAGGGCCTCACTTACCTCAGAATGGATGAGCGCAAGTGCTTCACCGTCGTTCCTGTCCCCGTCCGGCCAGAAGCCCCTGCGGGCAGACCATTCATAAATCCGCTCGGCAACACGATTGAACCCGGCGATAAATTCGCGGTCATACGGCTGGGATTTAACTGGGTAGTCTTCTCCCGTCGAGAGTACCCCTTGCCGCATGAGTTCCTGTTTCGTCGCTTCTTGGATGCTTTCCGGTGGTTCGCCCATCATCTTTCCTTCCGTAACCCAACTGTTCCATCACGTCCCCGTGAACTTCCCAAAAGAGTTTCAAATCAGTCCCCACTAATCGGCCTTGCCATCCTCCGTTTTTACCAGTACGGAACACCCCATGAGTAATGCGCGACTGGAGGGCTGGGAAATTATTGACGAATCGACGTTGCGGTTTCAGGTTAAACGCGATGGCGACCCTGTCGATGACAGTATCGGGTTCTTCCAGCATTTCTTCGTACTTCACTAATATCCGGTCATCCCGAGTGAGCGGCTGCCATGCGTGGAAGAAGTCCGACCAATTACCAGGAGAAGGTGTACCAGTCGGCGCTGGGTCGCAAATAACCTGCCGCATACTGGCCGGATGGTGCGTTACCGTATGGATGTAATGGTAAAAGGACACTATCGCGTCACGCCCATCTCGGACAATAAAGATGGCAGGTTTGTCGTCTGAAGGCGGCTTGTGGGTCTTGGCAAAATCCGGGTCGTCTTTCCCCGAAAGACGCAAACCTGTGTCAGTACCAAGAACCGAAATCAGAGCCCGTTCGTCAACGGCTGGAAAGGTTTGCTTTTCAAACACCTGCCAGATCAGTAAGCGCAACATGGAATTCCCACTACGGGGCCAAGACGCTAAATGCGCAATCATGTATCCGCCTCTAGGATGTCCTTTACGGGGTAAGATAAAAACTTGGGCCTGCTAATAGCCTTTGACTTCACTATAAGAACGCCCCGTGGTTCCTGCTGATCGGTCGGAAGCGGTGTCAACTGGGGTATTTCGTCAACATAACCGAGTTCCTTCATTACGGATCCGTTGATACGCCAGAACAATTCCCAGTCATTGTGCTCAAAATTGCTATGATCTTTGCCTCTCCCGGAGAATAGCCCCGGATTATTTTTGTGACCTTCTTTGAAGCGGTTTACGAATTTGCCAATAGGCTTGATGGATAACAGATTGGCCACTTGCTCTATGACCATTTCCGGCCGCTCCAGAATATCATCAAATCGTACCATAATGCGGTTGGCGCGCCCCGGCGGATACCACACATGATAGGATGTCGCCCACGTACCGTAAAGAAGCCCCGAGGGCGACAAGCCAACCATAACATCCCGGACACTCATGTCCCAGTATCGCGCCAAGCCCGCACACGCATCCCGGCCGTCCCGGACAATCCAAATGACCGGATTGCTGTCAAGCAAATACTCATGGGTCTTTAGTCCAACCCATTCAGGCCCCGATATGGTTCTCTCATAAAGTTCAGCGCCCCAATTTGTGCCAAATTCCATAGCGGCTGAGCCGTCCATGAACTCCATAGACACTTCCGGGTATGTCGAATGGCACTCTATCCCAAAGACATCTCGCAAGAATGTACGTAGCAAGGAACTCCCACAGTGGGGCCAAGAAGCGAGCCAGACTAGGATGGTAATTCTCCTTAATTTGCCTTCCCAGCGTTATCTTCATCCTTCGGCACCATACCCCGTAACAACCCAAGGAGGTCTGTGCGGACAAAAATCAAATTCGACTTTGAAAGGAAGACTGGCGTATACCCCATTAACGCCCCAGCCTGCAGGACTCTCTTCGTGCAAGTCTCAGTGGAAGTCACGTATTCAACTACGACTACGCGTGGAGTGTAGTGTGTCACTCCCACCCAAATCTGATCCTCGTCACCATCGATGTCCAATGATACCAGGTCAATGTCCTTGGGTGCCTCGTAACGAGAAAGTATCGCGTCCAGGCTGTGCTCCCCGTCTTTTTCCAGTGTTTCGTGGCTTATTTTATCATTAGTAAGCGTGTTGCTTTCCAGTCCTGCAACGGCTTTGGCATCGGACTCGACAAGGATCCTTGTCCACCCCTTCTCACCCAATGCCCGTGTATTGCTAAGTGTGATTCCATCGAAGGCCCCAGCCTCGAAGCACCACTTGTTCTCTGTGCCTATCCTCTCGAAAATAGCAGCCAAGACACCATCTTCGCCAAACTGACTGTAGATGTTGTTGGCCTTCTCCTGTAGCCATTCGTAACCGGATATGCACTCGCGAATTTCTGTGCTGCCGTCAATGTTTGTGGCTGTTTTTACTCCCTGCAAATTCAAAGACACCTCCATCGCCGCAGCATCATCAATTTCAGATGTCCATTGCGAAATCTGATCCAACCCACAATATACCATCAATCTCGCAATATCTTTTTTGCTACAGGGGCTTTTGTGGAAATCATCGTCGTCAAGCTGCCCACCGAAAAGATATAGGGGCCACGGATGCCCGTTCTCCTCTTGGCGCGACTTGATGATAAAATCGAAGTCTGGCACGGCAAGCTTCAGTACGCCACCGGGCTTTAACGCTCGCACCCAATCAGTTAATACGGCGGGTACTTCACGCATGGCAAAATGCTCAAGTAGGTGCGACACACGTATTACATCCACGCTCTCGTCAGGATAATCGAGCGGATAGGCTTCCGTTCCTAGTTTCCGGTCGATGTTGATATACCCAGGCACGACATGGTCGCCCGAGCCAAGGTTGAGTCGTATTTTCCCGTCGTTGACGACGTGTTCTATCGGAGGCTCGTCATGTAGTCGTGCTGGTGGGCGGCCGTGCTTGTATGTCCTATAGGCTGTTAGCAGGGGGCGTGCATCAGAGGCGTCGGGGTAGGCGTGTACCACGTCAGGATGCTGGTTTTCCCGCCAATCCATCAAGTATTGATGAACCGGGCGGAAGTCGTCGCCCGGCCACGATACCATCGTTTGCATGTGACCGACTCTTACGCGATTTGCCTGATAAACCACCAGGCCCGCTTCCCTCGCATTTAACCAGAATGACCAATCGGGATCAATCTTCCCGTTATTCCATTCTCCATCCTTATTGGGTATCCCTCGCATCCACGGTTTAGGTATTGCCTTGAGGGATTCGCAACGGAAGATGGTCAGTCCAAAATGTCCGGCAGTGGCCTTGGTAATGTCCCCGTCAAAATCATTTACCGAAACCAACTTGGGTGTTTTACCATCTTCTTCGTATACCCCGCAAAGGATAACATCGTCATGTTGGCGTACCTGAGTAGCCCAAATAGCGCCAGCATCAGGGTTGTCATTCATTAAACGAATCAGTTCTTTAACATGCCCCGCATAGAAGACGGTGTCGTAATCTAGGGTTATAGCATATTCAAAACCCTGATCTACCACCGTCTCCATCATGCGTGATAAGGATTGGGACCAGTAAGCCCCGGTCCCGTGCATTAGGGGTATTTGGAGTTGGAAAAAAGCCTGTACTGCGCATCCCCAATTATCCGTGAATGACAGACGGGGTAGAGATATTAGTCCCGTCACTTTGTTTTGTCCCGGTGTCCAAGTCATCGAATTCCTTTCGAGTTTGCCCCCGGAACGGCTCCCCCAACCGAAGTCAGGGGAGCCCCACCGGGACGCCGCCGTCCCATCCGGGGACGACGGACACTTATTACCGCTTAGGCTACGCCGCGCAACTCATACGTGATGGTTGCGCTAGCGTTGACTGCCCCAGCGGAATCTGAGAACGTGACCGCATTAGTGGTAATCGTGCAGTCACACATGATGGTCGAGGCCGCTAACACATTGCCGGATTCTGCCGCCTTGTGTGTGGCCTTTGCGGAATGAATGGCACTAAGGTAGGTGTAGCACTCTACCGTACCAGTCGCCCCAAGCGTCAGCGTGCCGTACTCAATCTGGCTATGCCGATCTTGGGTCTGGAACTGGTTAGTATGGTCCCAAGCCATGAGCTATCTCCTTTCTGGGAGTTACCCCATGAATTAGGCGTCCGCCTTGAGGGTCATCGCCACGGGAAGGGTGTTGGCATTTGTGAGTCCTATCGAAAGACCCAATGCCCCATAAGTCGTCGTTGTGGTACCCAGGTTACTCAGGGTCGCCACGCCAGCAACGACTGCACTATCTGTCGCAAAGTCTCCGTCGAGGGCGGCCACGTACTGCGTCGGGCAGATGCCCCCGCACCAAAACCAGCCGTAACGGCCAGTTGTACTGGACATCGTGCTCAGTCCAACCGCAGTAGCCGAAGCATTGTCAGCGGCATAGCCAGTGGCCGAATTGGTAACGTCAAACCAATTAGTCGTGCTTTCCGGGGTGACAAAGTGCTTCGCTTTAATCGGAACCGCCGTGGTGTAAACTTCGCTGTTGCGAAGGTAGATGAACGTGGCGAGTCCTTTGTCATAACTGGTGTGTGTGCATAGCACTTGGATCTTCGTGCCGAT